TTCTCGTTTCATTGTCTGGTTACATTCTGCGGAATAGCTGCAAAGACGGAAGCACACACCAACGTCCAATCACGGGCAAAGGTGTGCGTGGATGTCGCATCCGAGGCGCTACACCAAGGCGTTGACCCCGTGCTGGCTGTAGCTGTGGCATGGCGCGAATCTGCATGGACTCGCAGCGCGGTGTCAAAGGCTGGAGCTGTGGGTCCGATGCAGGTGATTCCGCGGTTCTGGTGTAAGTCTAAGCCGTGCGACTACATCGAGGCGGGCGTGCGTGCCCTCAAGTATTACACCGAGAAACATGGCGAGCAGGGCGGGCTCTGCGCATACCTTAGCGGTAAGCCTTGCCAGTATGGTGGCGGGACAGTTAGCAGATACAGGTCCAGCGTAATCATGAAGGCGCTCAAGTTTAACGAGCTTTTCTCCAAAGTCTGTTCAGGCTGTTAGCCCCTTTATTCATGCGGGTTTGCGAGCGTCGTGAAATGTTTTTTTAAATATTTATACTTTTTTCGTTTTATTTACTTGATTAAAACTAAATCAGTCTATATGATGTTCTTAAGAGTTGAGGGAAACAACAAACGGAGAAAGCAAAATGAGCAAGGCAACCAAAATCAAATTCGGCGCAAACGAGAACTTAGGCAGCTACAGTGATGATAAGCGAGCGGTTTTAGCAATGATTAGTGGCGACTGGGTTAAGGTCGGTACGCTTGAGGCGCAGACAGACATGTACTACCAGAATGACGGAACGCAGCGAAGACTCGTTAGTACGTATTATGCCCGCATCAATGGAATGGCCTCTTGTCATGCAGAAGTACGAAGCGGTAGCCGATATACAGGCGGCACAGTAGTTCAAAGCGCATCAAGCGCCAAGGCGAAAATCAAAGCAGAAATTCTTGAAACGCTTAACAAATAATAGCTACCCGCAAGGGCTGAAAGGGTAGGCCGCCCTTCGGGGCGGCATTTCAACGGAGATAGATATGGTCGGATGGGAAGGCTTAGAGCCTCACTACGTCAGGGTTCTACGTGGAGAGAAGGCGCGAACAGTAACGACAGAGCCAAAACAATACGGCATCAAAGCGAGGCAAGCTCATGGCATATAAGCAAACAAAAACAATCGGAGGCACTGCGGTGTCCGCCATTCTCGGATTGAATCCGTGGGCGGGACCGTGGGATGCATGGCAGCGAATCCTTCACAATGTGCAGCTCGAAACGAACGAAGCAATGGAGCGCGGTGCGCGGCTCGAAGGTCCGATTGCGGAAGTGTGGGGCGCGCGGTCTGGCTTGACGCTTGTGGAGCCATTACAGGGCACTGTCATCATTGACGAGACGTTCAGCGCCACAGCTGACCGTATCGCGTTTAAAGATGGCAAAGCGCAGGCAATCATCGAGATCAAGACTGCGAGCAAGTACGCCACCATCGACCCAGTGCCCAATCACTATTGGCTACAGGTACAGCACTATCTTTGGGCGTATAAGATGGACCGCGGCATACTGGTGGCGCTGCAAGCATTCCCCGAAGTGTTCCGCATGCTAGACACTGCGGACGATGTTGCTTTTGCGTTATCGAGAAACGCGGCCCAGCTCATCGTCCATGAGATAGAGCGTGATCCAAACTACGAAACGCAAACGATTCCAAGGCTCCGCGCATGGTTCGAGCGGCACATACTTGGCGGCGAAGTGCCAGACGTGGACGGCTCGAAGGCGTGCCGTGATGGGTTGTTTAACTTGCACGAGGAAAGAACCGAGCAAGGCGAAGCCGATGACGAGCTGGACGCATTGATCAATCTGCGCATGGCGGTGCGCGATGCGGAAGCGAAACAGAAAACACAGCGCGAGTTGATTGAAAACCAAATCAGAGACAAGATGGCCCACCGCCGAAAGATTGTTGGCACAGATGTGTCGTGCACTCTTTCCAAAAACAATCGGCTGACCTTTAAGGAAAACTAGACCATGCGGAGCCCATTGCGGTACCCAGGCGGCAAGACTCGCGCCCGTTCCATCATTGTGCCAAAGCTCACAAGGCAGCGCGCTACACGGCTGATTTCGCCCTTCATTGGTGGCGGCTCCGTCGAGCTGGCGTGGTTGTCTGCAAATCCGCATGGCGTGGCCGAATGCTTTGACCTTTATGAACCGCTGGCAGAGTTTTGGCGTTATCTGTTGATTGACCCACAGGGCGTCGCAACTCTGGCAAAGATGCATATGCCCTGCGAGCGTGATTTGTTCTATAAGCTGCAAAGCAAACTGGGAGAGCTTCAAGGTATTGAAAAGGCGGCGGCGTTCTTTGTCTTGAATCGCTGTTCATTTTCAGGCGCCACCAATAGCGGCGGCATGTCGCCAGGGCATCCGCGGTTCACAGAATCGAGCATCGACCGCGTGCGTAACTTCCGCGCGCCTTGGCTGAGGGTCAGGCGGTACGACGCGTTTGAGCTGTTGGCAGAGCTGGCAGACGAAAGCCCAGACGATAAGGTCGTTTATCTTGACCCACCGTATGCCATTGAGGGCGCAGCGCTTTATGGTGACAACGGCAGCGCCCACAGGGGATTTAACCATCAAGAGTTTGCCAGGCTATTCCATGAACTTAGCGCACGCGGCTGGCGCATGCTTTTGTCTTACAATGATTGTGGAAGCATTCGCGCGCTGTATAATACCGCACGGATAGAAACCGCGTCGTGGTCTTACGGCATGCGCGCGGGTGATTCGTCTGAGGTGTTGATTTATTCGGAGACGTGGAGCCATGAAGCTGCCCATAGAGATTGAAAATAGCAAAGTGCCCGTCTGGTTGTCATACCTGGCGCCGATTGAAATTCATGCATTTAGCTTTGGTCCGTTCATCTGGTGCCGCGGCACATTCTCCACACGGTTACGAAACCATGAGACGATCCACTGGCGGCAGCAGCTTGAGTGCCTCTTCGTATTTCAGTGGCTTCTCTATGGATTGATGTGGTTTTGGATGCTCATGGAATACCGTGGCAACATGCGCGCAGCATATCGAAACAATCCTTTCGAGCGCGAAGCCTACGCAAACGACGTTGATCCAAACTACCTGGAATCTCGGAAACTGTTTTCATGGGTCAAATATATGTGCCACCAAAACCGAGAACCATAGAAAACCGCAAAACTTCAAAACGAAAAAACCTTTGCAAATAGTGCACTTACACACAAAAGTGCATAAGTGTGCATTTTTATCTTGTTTTATTAATACGCATTTCGTACCTTTAGGACATGAGCAACGGCGCTCAAAAAAACAAACGGAGAAAAAAGATGAATACAGCAATGAGCAACATGATCCCAAAACGCATCGACTTCAAATATACTTCTGTTGTCGCTTCACCGTGTGGTGCGTTTATTGCTGAGGCAAAATATCAGACAAACGGCAGGATCTATAAAGGCAAATTCGAGTTGTCCACAAACGGCACTCTTTTTGATTCATTGGACAATGCTTTGAAGGCGGCTGCCAAGTACGAGCAGACCATGAAAGAACTAAACTGGCAGCACGCAAAATAATCAAAACCCGCCGCCCTTCGGGGCGGCATTACAACGGAGAAACAAAATGCAGAACAAAAACTTGAACGGATTCGTAATTGTTGTTGAGCGCAAGGTGACCAAAAAAACAACGCATCGGGATTTGGTGCGAAATGCAAACGTCGTTTGCGTTTTCCCTTGCGTGACAACGGCGGCGACCCACGTCGAAAAAATGGAAATGCTCGAATGCTTTGACGCGAAGGACCGTGTTTCCATTGTCCACGGCTCAGTTGACTTGAATCTTGGCTGGTCGGTCGCGGCAATGGTTTAACAAAATAAACTTTTTTCGTCTATTTACTTGATTTGTACGAAAATCGTCTGTATAACTATAAACAGATGGCAGGGAAACAACAACGGAGAAAGCAAAATGACAAAGTTTGAAATCATCTGTGAATTGAGAAATGCGCTAGTAGCTGCAAACGGTATTGCAAACGCTTACCATCGCGAGGAGAGCATCGAGGCGGTTTTTGCGGAAGCGTCCGAACACGATGCCGACATGCCAGGGTTCTTAGTAGAGTTCAGGTCATTTTGTGAATTTAACGGGCTTCTGCCTGCTAGCCGTCCAGCTATCATTGCAGAGCGTGCCGTGCAGACGCACATCACCACCAAGTAAGAAAAGCGATCAAAGGAGAGAACAAGATGCAGAACATCACAATCGAATCAGTAAGAGCGCTCTATAGCGACAGCGAATTTGTCGCGTTGGTCGAGAACGTGAAGCGGTGCCGAGCAGAGGCGGCTTGCGTGCGCAAAGTTGTCGATGCTTACACGCTAGCAGTTTTCAAGAGCTTTAATTTGATTGACGATTACACAGGTGAAAAGATTGAGCGCATGGAGGACGCGTGGAACGCCAGTGAAGAGTCATTCAGCGCGTATAACGAAAAGTGCATTGAGGCGGCGCACGCGGCTGGCTTTGCACATTTAGGCGAATGCTGCCCTGCGTTGATTGCAGAGCATGAGCGCATCAAGGCAGAATCAGCACTGGTCGAAATGGCGTGCGCTGCTTGGGGCTTCGGTCGCATCTATAATCTGGACTTGAGCAATCGCCTACTTTCGATGCTCATGAAGCAGTTGCGAGATTAACCAGCCCGCCGCCCTTCGGGGCGGCATTTGATCAATATGCGTTTTAAGTGTTATTATGAAAGGGGCACTGTGGCTCCTGAAAGGTTGCAGCATGGCATCATTGCGGTATGTACGATTTGAAAATGTATCACTCGAAAAGATTCACGATTGGTTCACAGCTCAAGGCTTCAGCATTGAAGGCAATCGGGCAACTTCCCGTTGCCGTTCGCGGGTCTGGTGTTTCAATGGACAGACGGCGGTCCGTGTAGTATGAAGCCCACATGGGCACACATGCAACAGAATCACTCAAGCGAAGATGGCGGCGAGGCTATCCACCAGGCACTCCATGCGGCCCAATGGGCTTGCCGATTTCCTATTGCCTGAAAAGCTACGAAGACAAAAATCAAAATCTGTCAAAGGCTTGCCAAGGCGTGAGCCGTTCGCGGGCACACAATCCTCAGACCTAGCGCATATCGCCAGGGCGCAAAATTCGGCGCTCTGTGGCGTTTCCGCTCTTGAATGCGGCGGCTGCATTGCGCACGGCCTCAGAGCCGCCCCAGCGGGCGTTTATCGCCCAGTATCGCAAAGCGTCGCACGCGTGATCATGCACTCCGTCTTTCTTCGGAATGTCGCGGCTTCCCGTCTGCCACTTATAATTCGTCACGGACTTGGCAAATGAACGGCCGCCCGTCTGCGTGCCGTAGTTCCAGAGCTGGTGCGAGCATAGCAAGCGACGCTCGCCCGCGTTGGTTTCCATAAGTCGCCACAGTAGACGGATGCCCGCGTTGATGTCGATTCGCCCAGGCTGGTCGGTAAACGCTACACGCAGACCGAGCCCGCCCGCATCAGGTGCGGCTTGCACGTCTGACATGGCGCTGGTCATGTTTTGGTCGTCTCGCATATTACGCCCAGCGCGGTCGCCATAGGCAATGTGACAGGGGATTGATCCCAATGGCAGGTCAGCGGTGCGATATGCTGGCCATATGCCAGGGATACCAAACGACGGTATGCCCTTTCGTAGCATGCCGCACAAATCAAAAACGCTTGCGCGATCTGGGTTCGCTTCGCTCCAAATCACGTCGGCACCATTCTCTCCGATTCTTGGATCATGCGAGATAACGAGCGCAGACGGTGAGCGTACTCCAAAGTCCATGGTGACCATTGTGCGCATCCACGGAAGCGGCTGCCATGACTTTTGGGTGATGTTTCCGCGCGGGTATTCTTCAGGGCTCCACATGTCAAAGACGGCGCCTTCAGGCGATTGAGGCACGCAGTAAATATTTTCAAGAACTTCACGGCGCGAAAGCGTGCCCACCCAATCGTCAAAGTTTGGCAGGTTCTCACGGTTGACGGTAGACGGGCAGAGAAACCCGACACCGCCGCGGTCTTCTGCAAACCTTATCTGCCAGGGGTCGTATGTCGGCTTACCCATAAGGCACAGGCGCCCAGGGTTGCCAGAGCGCACACGTCCAAGCATTGCGCTGCCAACTTCGGAATCGAGCACTTGAGCTTCATCTAGAATGCCCCAGCCGCAGTCGGGACCTTCGAGAGAGTTTGCTGCCATGCTTTTCCCGCTGGGACGTTTCCAAGATAGGGCCCAGACAATCGTCTGCCTTCCGTTCTTTGTTGGGCTTTTCCAGTGTGGCGCAGGTTGTCCCTTGTAGGCGTGATGATACACCCAGCCGAGCGGCTCAAGCAGCGCAGCCATTTCGGTGGCGATGGTTCGCGCACCGCGGCCCATTGAGTCAGTGACATAGAAACCATTGATGCCTGGATCATCTTCGTGTGAGAGGTGGCAGAGCATAGCCACAAGGCGCGTTTTGCCTACACCCCAGCCACCGCACATCGAGACAATCGGAAAACGCTTCGACAGCCACAGGGCGATGAATTTCATTTGTCCCTTGTTTGGCTTGAACTCTGCCAGGATGTTGTCAATCATCGGTCGGAACGTCTGCCATCAAGTCAAGGTCTGCGGCCTTGGCCAGCTCTTGGCGCACACTGTCCACGATAAACTCAGCGACCCTTGGCGCTGCATCAGCGTCGGAGCCGCGCGCGTCAATGTTGATCATGGGTTGCCCGCCGTTCAGGTTGTTATCAGCCAAGCGCCACCAATCAACGATTGCTTTTGCTCTTACTGCATGCGGCACGTCTGCATCCGTTGCGAGTTTGAGCATGTGAGTCAGCGCCATGATTCTCGGCTTGGCATGTGCTCGCCTTACATCGAGGTCACGAATGAATTTCGCCACATCTTCATCACTGGCGCCGCTGAAGTCTTGAGCCCAGGCAAGACCGCCGACACCAACAGCCTGTAAGAATTTTCCGCGTGTCTCAACGTCTGCAAGATTATCCGACGCGCCAGCTTCGTATCGTTGCGAGGTGTTGACTGTCGTCTCGTCTTGATACTTGGGCACCGTTGTTTTCATTTCGCGAGCTGTTGCGCCTGTTGTGCGTTCTGCATGGTACAGGGCGAAATCTTGAGAACGTCGCCACCGTGAAAGCGTGCCGCGGTTGATGCCTGTCTGTTCTTCGATTTGCGGCATGCTGTAGCCTTCGGACAGCATTTCAAAGCATTGCAACTTTTGCTCTTTGGTTGCGTGTGGTTTTTGTTTTTTCTTCACTTTTCAAAGCCCGTTGCGTTGGGTTGCGTTTCGTTGCATTATGGGCACAATTCCAGAAACGACGCAACCGAGGCAGCATGAAGACCAAAACCGTGAAGATTTCGGAGCTGACGCCAGACGACATTAACGCCAACAAGGGCACGCCGCGCGGGTCTGCCATGCTTGAGAAGTCACTGCGCGAATATGGTGCAGGACGGTCGGTGCTAGTCGATAAGGCTGGCAGGATTATCGCGGGCAACAAAACAATCGAGGCGGCCGGCAGCATCGGGCTAGAGGACGCCGTGATGGTTGAGACGGACGGAACGCGGGTTGTTGTCGTCAAGCGTACCGACTTGGACCTAGACAGCCCACAGGGGCGCGGGCTTGCAATCGCTGACAATCGCGTGTCCGAGGTAGGTCTTGATTGGGATTTGGAAGCACTCGAAAAAATTGGCGAAGAGTTAGACCTGAATCAATTCTGGTTCGATGATGAATTGCCTGAAATAGATTTCGGCAGCATTGACGGCGAAGACGACGAGCCAACAGGCGACGCCGACGCAGTGCCAGAAGTCGAAGACGCACCGACAAGCAAGCGCGGCGATTTGTGGATACTTGGCGACCATCGCGTTTTGTGTGGCGACTCGACGAACGCCGACGACGTGGCGCGGCTTATGAATGGCAAGCTTGCCGAAATGACGTTTACAGACCCCCCGTATGGCGTGAACTATACAGGCGGACATTTTCACAGAGGCATGATAGTACGAAAAAGGGAAAAGCTAGCAAACGACACAAGCGAGCAAATTTACACGGACGTGATACCCGTCATTGCAAACTTCTGTGACGGTCCCGTGTATACTTGGTTTGCTGATACAAAACCCCTTGCGCTTTACGAGGCGGTTAATAAAATTGGCACTATTCACGCGCTCATAATTTGGCACAAGACAAACGCGAAGTACGCCGCAATGAATGCACAATATAAACAACGCCATGAACCTTGTTTATACTGGAAGCCGAAAAAGTCAACTCTTCGTTGGTGCGGAGCAAGCACAGAAAACACGCTTTGGGAAATCAAGAGGGACCATGCAAACACGTTCCATCCGACGCAAAAGCCGATAGATTTGGCGCGTCGTGCCATTTCAAACCATAACGCGGAATCAGTGCTCGATTTATTTCTTGGCAGCGGCTCGACACTAATCGCAGCCGAAGAAACAGGGCTCAAGTGCTACGGCATGGAAATATCGCCGCAATACGTGGACGTCATTATTAAACGGTGGCAGGATTACACGGGCAAAGATGCCACACACGAAGACGGGCGCACATTTGCCCAGGTAGCCGAAGAAAGGGCGAGCAATGAAGCGCAAGAAACCGAAGAATAAGCCAATTGACACATGGCGAGACGTCAAGCTGCGACTGCCAGCAAACTTCGTCAAAGGATTGTCAGACGTGCGAGACGAAGACGGCAACGCATATTCGTTACCAGTGGCACGCGGCAACGCAATCATGAACCGCATGGCCTACGCATTGAAGGTTTCCGAGTCGCTCGCTGTAAAGCTAAACGAAAGAACAGGACAGCTGACGCGAGCTATGGAGCTGTTACAAAAATTTGAAACTAGAATGAAAGAGAACGGGGTAGAATATGCCGACCTACTTGAAGCCGAAGAAGTACACGACGAAAGCGGAACTGACACAGACGACAGTAATGTTGAAAGTGAGCGAGGCGACGTTAGCGAAAATTGACGCCATTGAAGCAGAGCCCGCGAAGAAGGGCGCAAAAATGCCAGAGGTTCGAGGCGCCAAGATTCAGAAAATGGTTGATGATTTAGGGCGTGACTCAGAAGCGGCCGCAGAAATTCAGCGGCTCCAGATTCAGCTTGCATCGACAAAAAAGGCATACACCGAAGCATCCGAAGAGCTGGACGTTTTGGCGAAAAGCGGCAGCCAAAGCCAGGACGCAATCAAGCAGTTGCAAGAAAAGTTGGAGACTGCCAAGCATCTGGCAGAATCTCGAAACAAAATCATCCGCTCGCTTATGACAATTGTGAACGAGGTAGGGTTCTGATATTTTAAAGACTGCGGTGCCTCCCTTGCCGCAAGTTAGGTAAGCCTACAAAACCCGCACGCTGTCTCAGTGTGCGGGTTTTGTTTTTTGGTGGTCATACAATCAGGTACAATGTATGCAAAAGGGCACGTTGTGTGCAGCGAGCACACATTGTATACTAGGGTACGTATGGCAACTCTCTACACCATAGCGCAAGAGCGCGCGAAAGAATTTCTTGAACTGCCTGAAGAGCTACCAGGGCGACCGGCCGGCTATAGCGGCACTCGTATCACTGGCGGGCATCTTCCGAGTGAGTACGAGCATAATATTGAGTTCCGTACACCAAGGCGCCGCGCGCTGATGGTGGGGCGCATGCTTCGCACTTCTCCGATTCTATCGCTTGCGGAAGAATACCTGACAGGGCTTTGCACGGCGGTCAAGTTGACGGTCAAGCGAAACGAGAGCACTAGCGAAGAAGCTGCCGAGGCTTTGGAGAGGCAATTTGGTCTTGGCAAATATGAAGACGCGGGCGGGCGTCTCGGTGACATGACGACGGATGAGCTGATTCGTCATTTGATGAGCGCGCGCACATATGGACATGTCGCCCTTTCTGAAGCATACGAATTTGATGAGTCTGATGGCTTGTACTACATAAGCCTACACCGACGGCGGCAAGAGTCCTATGATGCATACATTACCGAGCAGGGTACAGAGCGGCTTCTGGGTATCCTTCAGCGGTACGGATATGTGGCGGGTAACGTGGCGTCTCGTGTACTTCCGTTGCGCGAAACTCTGTGGCTTGTCAATCGCCCTGACATCGGATGGTATGACGGGCAGAGCACTTTCCGTTCTGTTTATCCGCACTGGCGCTCGGAGCAGCTGCGCTACCGTCTCGAAGACTTGGCAGCGAATAAATACGCGGACCCGCCGCAACAGGGCAAGCTCTTACTAGATAGATTTGTGCAGTATGCTAACGGTTTAGACGGGGCGCCGCCAACGCGTGACGACTTTACCGAAGAGCTTGGCGACATGGCGAACAAGTTGTCAAATCTACACAGTGACGAAAATGGGCACCTTTTACATCCTGATTGGTGGGAGTTTACGCAGCGCGCAAATCAACACACATATAATCCCGCGCCGTTGCTAGAGTCTGCAAGTCATCACCAGCGAGTCATGGCGGAGCGGCTTTATATAGCATGGGTTACCCAAGGGCGTAAAGGTGACGGCGGCAGCCGCTCCATGGTGGACGTTCAAAGCTCAATCATTCAGGACGCCACCATCGATTCCATGCAATGGATTTGCAACGCGCTGAATCGTCAGACAGTGGCGCGCTTTATGAAGGCGAATTTCTCAAAGCTCGATAGGTCTGAGTATCCCAGAATCTCATTTGAGCGCGGCGCAATCGTGACCCCATGGTGGCAGACGAATGCACAGGCATTTGCACAGTTTGTCAGTCAAGGCATCGTCAGCATAAGCCCAGAGGACGAGCGGGCAGTGCGTGCTGCATCCGATTTGCCTGACCCCTCTGACGAAATGCCTACACAGGTTGACAGAATTGCGGCGCAGGCGGGCGGACGCTTGAATACTGCGCAGGGACAGCGAGAAGCAGCCGAGCCAGGCAAGTCGCGAGCACAGCCAAACAAGTTTGTGAATCGTTTGGTAGATGAAGAACAGCTGACAGCTGCACAGCCTGAAGCGGAAGCAGAGGGCGAAGACTGATGCCTTTCAAATCAGAACATGCGGCGCGTCAGCTGGAGCCAAGCCAATTCGACGACTTCCGAAGGGTACACGAGGAGGTTGCGCCCGATGGTATTGATTTCATTTATGGTATCAAACCAGACGGCTCCACCGAAATTCAGAGCGTGCGGGCAGATGCTGAGATGTGGAGCGTGGAGCGTTTTACGTCATGGCTTGAAGAGCACGACCTGACCGCCGACTTTCTTGAACCAGCGGCCAAAGAGCAGGAAGAGGAAGAGCTGAACAAAGACGACGCGAGCACGCCTGCGAAACCCTCAGAGAGAATCAAGGGCAGCGACGCCAACAAGAAAGGCAGCGCGAGCGGTGAGCGTGGCGGCATTGAAGTCAGCGAGCAAACGGAAACAGCTCTGCGCAAAAAGGTCCAAGAGCATAACGAATCGGTTAAGGGTGACTTGGCAAAGCGAACAAATCTTGGAGCATTAAAAGCGGTCTATCGAAGAGGTGCGGGCGCTTTCAGCACGAGTCACCGCCCAGGCATGACACGGGGTCAGTGGGCATTTGCGCGAGTTAACGCCTTTCTGCACTTACTAAAAACAGGCAAGCCGAAGTCTGCAAAGTATATCACTGATAACGATTTGCTGCCTGCGGGACATCCGAGATCCTCCAAGAAAGAGCGTGAAGACAGCCGCGAGTTAGGCCGAATGATTCGCTTGCCTGGATTTATTCGCGATGCCCTCAAAAAAGGGTTGCGGCTGCACGAAGCGGGGCGGAGTGGTGACGGTCTTGTCGCTGCTACGGTTCGCATGGCCACAATTGGATCAAGCTCAGGTGAATGGTCAGAGGAAAAGATCATAAAGGCGGCGGCATGGTTTGAACGCCACGCAGGTGACCGCAAGCTGAAGGGCGGGCGGCGCTGGAATGTTAAAGGCGCGGAGACAGCTGGCTATGTTGCCTGGTTACTTTGGGGCAGTGATGCCAATGACCGCGGGGCGAACTGGATCAAAAACAAAGCTAAAGAATTGAAAGAGGAGCGCCAGGAGATGAATCAGCCAGAGCAACAAGATGCGACCGAGCTTGGTTTTTACGGTGACAAAGACGAAAAGAAAAAGATGGCCTTTGAGCCCAAAGAGGGCGACCCCCTTGCGGATTACCGTGACCCAGACTCGACACTGGCACCAATGATCAAGCGCGAAGACGTTGAAGGTGACGAAAACAAGGACCTACATGTACTACGTCTTGGCACATTGTACGACCTTGATAGCGGCGAGATGGTCATGAATATGACCGAGGATTCAGCGCGCGAAATCGCACGCACAACGAGCCGAATGATTGAGGCAGGGCATGCGGTCCCGATTAGCTTTGAGCATGGCATAGAGGGCGGACAGCGTGGACAAAGCGGCGCAGACCGTCGCCCGTATGGGATGATCATGGGCGTCTATTATGACGAAATGCGGCGCGGTATATATGCGCGCAAGCAGTGGACGAAGTTGGGCAAATCTTTGCTGCTCGATTCAATGACGGAAGACGGGCGGACCGCAGTGCGTGTTTCTCCTAGAGTCATCATGAAGCCAGCTTATCATCCGAGTACGGGCGAGCGCCTCGGTGAGTCTTACATGGATGTAGTTTCTTTGACTACATTGCCGCGTCAGGACCGAATGGAGCCCGTGGCCTTATCACGACCAACAGTTAGAGTGTGCGCAGATGATGCGCCAGTATTAGAAACGGCGGGCGAAACCGCCACAACAGAAACAGGAGTTGTCGAAATGACAGAGAAGACCGAAGAAAAGACGGTTGATGTTCTGCTCGCTCGCGGCTCCGAGGATGCCCGCACGATTTACACCGCCGCGGGACTCGAAGACGGGGCACCAGTTGTGGAGCTAGCCCGTAAGTTCGAGGCTTTGAATGCAGAGCTATCTCGGAGCAATGAAGAGTTGAGCAAGTACCGAAACGAAGAGCTTTCTAGGCTTGCAGCCGAAAAGGAAGCTGAGGTGCTTTCGTTTCTTGACCAGCATAATGTTGGCGAGGTTGAGCGCGAATTTTTCAAGGTTTCACTTTTGAGCGAAGACGAGAAAACCGCAGAGCTTGCACGGGAGACAATCATCGCACGAGGCGCGCCCGATACTTTGGCGGCCGTTGAGGAAGCGTTGACCGAGGCAAAGAAGCGTGGCGCAGTGCCCGCTGATTTCGTTGTTGAGGGTGAGCTCGCAGAGCTTAGCCGCACGGCTCCAGAGGTTGCGGTTGGTATCATCAACGCGATTCCAGGTGAGAACGTGGTACGAGTTGGAGAGCCCGCTGGTAGCGATGCAGCTGGTGTTGAAACACAGACTGCAATCGGTAAAGAAGAAGCTGGCGTGGAGCTTTCACGGCTTGCGCGCGGCATGGTTGCGGAAGGCAAGGTTACCAGCCTTATCGAAGCGCACAGAATGGCAAAAAATGAGCGGCCCGACTTAGTGGCAGCAATGAAGGAGAACTAGAGAAATGGCTGTTTATGTTCCATTAGAAGATCCCAAAGCAACCGCCACCGCTGGCGCTGCTATCTCAGAGGGTTTGTTTGTTAAGTATAACGCCGCAGGCACTAAGGTTGAAGTTGGTGACGGTAACGCAATTCACTGCGCTGGCGTTGCGGCTGAGGCTGCTACGGCTGACGGTGAAGGTATTCGTCTGTATGCTCTTGATCAGTATGCAAGAGTAATCGCGGGCGAGGCTTTGGACGCATCGAATGGTGCTGTTGATTGTCGCCTCACGTGTGGTTCAGGCGGAAATTCTGGCAAGGCTATGAAGGCTGGAGCCGCTAACGTGATTTGGGCTATGTGGATGCCCAAACCAGGCGAAACCGCAGCGGCTGGCGACTTCATCACGGTTCAGTTGCTTCAAGGCGCTGGCAAAGTCGTAGATGACGCGTAATCATTTTATTTAGGAGTTTTTGAAAATGTCACTTAACTATCAATCATTAAATCCCAAAAGTATTCTAAGGGATGCACTTATAGATCCTAGCCCCGACTTGGCGGGTATGCAGCTGGCCTACCCAAAGATTTTCGGTATCCCAGGAATCAGCGAAGGCGGTGTGGCTCGTGGTCGTGCAATTGACCTGACTGGCAATCCAGGCTTTCTTCACGGCAAGCTCTTGGTTCGCAATAAGCGCGACCTTTTAGGTGCTGCGGCTGAAGGCTCTGTAGCCAAGCCAATCAACAGCCCGCGTGATACCGTTGAGCGTTTCGCATACAGCGAAGTAGCTTTTGACCTTAAGCAGTTCGACGGCCGTACAACGATTCCATTGCCCTTCCTTGAAAACGGTTTCCTGTCTTCTGAAGACGAGGAACTGATGATGGTACAACGGGCTATGATGTCAGTTCACTTGAAGCTCGAAAGATACTGCTCCAGCTTCTTCACCACACTCGCTGGTGATGCTAACCCAGATCGCGCAGCTGCGGGATGGACCGAAGTAAACTGGCAGACATCTGGTGGCACTGACTTGGATTCATCCTCTGATTTCATGGAAGTCATGAGCAGCGTGATCCAAGACGCTCGCTTGCGCTCAACCGCTCCGATTAACGCCATCTACATGGGTCGTCGTGTAGCTGAAAAGCTCAGCCGTGAGGCGTCCATTCTTGGCCGTTCTGTTGTCGGTGACAGCACGCAGGGCGTTGCAATGGTGAACGGTCTTTCCGCAGCTCCATTGTCGCACGTTGAAAGTGTTCTAAAGGAATACTTGCAGCTTGACGAAGTTGTGATCAGTGGCGCAATCCAAGACAGCGCAAACCATGGTCAGCCATCATCAAAGAGCTACGTTTTCCCAACTGACCGCCTTTGGATTGGCTCAGCTGGCGAGCTTCAGCTTTCGGTACGTAGCGGTCAGACTCCACGCGTTATCAATGGCGCTGGCGCATTCTGCAAGCTCATTGGAAAGATGGACGTACAGATGGGTCCAGAGCCTGGCGTTATGCCGCAGAACTTCGAGGCGATTGCTGAATATTTCTGCGAAAGTGTTGCGCTTGATACCGATAAGGGTACAATCGTTCACAATCTGGGATAAGGTAGATTATGTCTGAAGAGCTGAAAAGGTACCGTTTGAATGGTTTGCGATTTGTCCATGATTCAAGGGGCAAATATGTTCAGGATGGCGGTGTGGCTTGGCTCGATGACGACAAGGCTGGGTGTATTCTGCGGGCATTGTCTCGCAGTGGGCGCCCTGATGACCTGGTGCTGATTGATGAAGTACCAGCAAGTCAGGGCGAGCCCGAGCCGATTGATCCCTCAACCAGTGACAGCACAGCAGGCGAGGACGGTTTCGAGGGTGCTTTACTCTCCGTTGACATTCTCGAAACCGTTCTTGCTTTGCATTTCTCGAAACGTAAAACCATCGCATCACTTTTGGTGAACGATGCAGTTCAAAGCACACCCGAGGCAGATGAAATCATAAGCAGCTCTTCCGCCGAAGATTTACAAGCGGCCTTCGAGGCAATCAAAGACGAGGCTTGACATGCCACCGCCAGACTTTCGGCGGCTGCTTGACGCCTCGTTCAATCTACAAACTAAAGCAACTGAAGATTTTGAAGAACTAGCGGAAGCATTGGCCGAGAACATCGGCAGGCGCATCGCTGCATCTTTGGGCGTAGATCCCGATACCGTATTTCCTGCGGATGGGTCTGACGGTCGAATGGTGGGGCGAACAAGATTCGAGCAATTACTACAAGGCGTGACGGGCGACGAGGCAGTGCGGGCCGTTGTTCTGGCTAGTGGTCTCGAAGACATCGAAGATTTTGTGGCTCAGAGTGGCAGTATTGCCGCCAGGCGCGCGTTAACTGACGCCGTGGGCGATTTGGCAGGCTTGGCGGAAAGATCGCTTGTAGCGCAGGGGATCGCCGCCGAGGGTGCGCTTGATACTGTGGCAGCCGAAGCGCTTATTGGGTCATACATTACAAACACAATGGACGAATCGTTGCGCTCGACAATTGACAGGGCCGCAGCGGTGCGAATCAGGCAGGGCATCATCGCCAACATCGGGCAAATGTCTATCGCAGAAATGGCTCAACAGATAGCACTTGAGCAAGACGCCAGCGTACCGCAGGCAACGACGGAAGCGCGCACACAGCTGGCGGAGGCTGATAGGTTTGTCAATGAAACGGTACGAAAGTCTGTTGACCCAGAGGGCGAAAAGTTTTTGCTGGCATATCTTGGACCAGATGACAAGATCACGCGCCCATTTTGTGATCACCTCGTCAATAAGGCGTTTAAGCTGTCTGACTTTAATCAAGCCAGAAATGGGCAGACGGCGACGCATCCCAGAATCAGCGGCGGCGGTTACAATTGCCGCCATGATGTACGCGCGGTCATTGATGATGATAAAGTTTTGTCCGACTTGCGCCTACAACGTGGTACACTTGCCGACATACAAGCGGCGAACGCAGCGGCCAAGTCAAAGCGCAAGAGGAAACGAAAGGGTAGGCGAAGAAGATGATATTTCAAGTTCAGATTGGGCAAGATACTGTTTTTCAATGGTCGCCCGCAAACCTGCCAGATCCCACCGCCGCGGTGAGTGTTTCGTTTTATGCTAATGGGATCACGCTAAACAGGACGCTTAGCGCGTCCAGCTCGCAAGCCTTCACTGGCGTTCCAGATAGGTATCGCATTAGCATGGGCGCCCTAGCGTCTAGCGCCTTCGCTGGTCTCGTTGGCAGCACTGGTACGGGCGGATGGTATATGCACGCGGAAGGCTTCGGCCAATTCCCTATCCGCATCAGCCATTTTGACGATGCAAATGATGAGTTAATATTGGCAGAGCCTTTACCTGTAGGAATCCCAACGGGGTCAAGTGGTACAGTGTACCACAATGTATGGCGCTGTAGTGTTTTGTCTGACAGCCTAGGCACGGCCGTTGATCGCGCTGGATATTATCAAATCAACTATCAGGTTGACGATGACCCAGGCGCGGCAAACACAATCGTGCGCTTCAAGTCAGAGCGCGGACGTGTGCGCGTTATCCGTAGCAGGTTCGACACTGGTTTAACGTCTTATGATTTGACCACACTTGTGCCACAGTTGGACGCAACGAAGCCAGCAAGCCGAGAAGGGTGGCAGCCATACATTGAGAGGTATGACATCATTGGCGACATTGAGGCCCATTTGCCGTCTAATCGTTTCGCGGATATGGCGCTGGGTGAGCAGTTCAAACGAGCGCACGCTTTGGCAGTGGCGGCTTCATTGGCGGAGATTGGGTATGCTCCAAACGTTGACCCCGAAAAGATGCGTGCAGCGGCGGAGGCAGAGCTTAAGCGGCAAATTGCTCGCATACACTGGTTTGATTCTGATGACGACGGGCAGATAGATGATGATGAAAAGCTGGTAAGCCCCGAAAGGCTTGTATCGATTACTCGCTCAAGTAATACTAGCACAGAGCGAGATTATAACGACGGAAAGAGATTTCGGCCAGTCTTAAACAATCAAGACGACAGGTGAAGCCGTGCAGATTATTCGCGATTTACAAGTCACCGCAATGGCGCACGCTGTTGTCAACTTTACGGCCACCGAATGGACCGAGCTAGATCTGGCAACGGTCGGCCCAAACCTCACCGAAGGGCAGCCGGGTGAGGACGTGCAGAGCATTTTGATCCAAAACAAGTCAAGCAGCTCTTCGCCTGTTCATTTTGTATTTAAGCAAAATCCAGGCGTGAACACTTCGGCAAGCCATGGGTTTGAAATAGAGATTGGCGGTGTGCTGCAAGAGGGCACAGTGAAGAACATTAGGTATCTTTCCCTACGTGGCGCCACTGGGAGCGGTACATGCAAGATCATTCTGCGGAGCTATAGGACAGCGGAAAAAGCGCCGTGGGATAACTGACAACGGAGGGCAGTATGGTCAGGGGCAGCTATTCACCCCCGATACAGGTTACGACTGGAAGTATCCAGGGGCGTGATTCAGATGGTGATACAGGCTTAACAATCGCAGAGGGCGAGGCCGGGCTGCGTGCCGATGGTGCGCAGCAGCTGACGGCGACCACCGAGGGCGTCACCATGCGCGTGCCCGTGCAGACGGTCACGGCTTCTGATAGCCCGTTCACAATTGCTCTTGATGATTTTCTTGTGCTCGTAGATAGCAGCGCAGGGCCTGTAAATATTTCTTTGCCTTCGGCAGTGACGGCAGCGAATCGGCGCTATATAATAAAAGACAAGGGATCAGCAGGCACGAACAATGTGACCGTGGGCGCTTCAGTGGGAAACGTTGACGGTCTATCGTCGGTAACCATAGAGAACTCTTACGCATTCTTCTCTTTGGTTTCAGACGGCTCGAATTATTGGGTGGTAGATTAGGCTACAGCCGATTTTCTCGCGCGGCTGTGGTCATTAGTAACAGCGAGACGTGGAGAAAAACATGGCCCAGGGAATTTTCCTACATGAATATAATACAGGCGGAAAGCTCTATGACGGAGCGGTTTCCGTTGCCAACAACAAGCTGGCGAATCGTCAATATGTAATTGACAATGCGGCCCTACAGTCAAACAACCTTAGCGACCTGGACAGCGCAGAAACGGCACGAACCAATCTTGGTGTCGCAATCGGCTCCGATGTGCAGGCATTTTCCGCACGTCTCGGAGAGTTGGCTGCCCTTTCTCAAAGTGATGGATCTTTTGTGGTCTCTGATGGTTCCAGTTTTGTCTTTGAATCTGGCGCAACGGCAAGAGCATCGCTTGGCCTAACCATCGGCACCCATGTGCAGGCGTTTGATGCGCAGCTCTCAGACGTTGCTGGGCTCACGCCAAGTGATGGAAATTTTATCGTTGGTGATGGCTCCAACTTTGTCGCGGAGTCTGGCTCGACCGCGCGGGCGTCTCTTGGCTTAACAATCGGGTCCGATGTTCAGGCATACGACGCGGAGCTGGCGGCTCTTGCTGGTTTAACGTCAGCGGCCAATAAGCTGCCAATGTTCAGCGGTAGCGGCACTGCAACACTCATTGATTTCGTTGACGAAGACGACATGGCCAGCAACAGCGCCACCGCAGTACCATCACAGCAGTCTGTCAAGGCGTATGTGGACGGCGTTAAGCAGGGGCTCGACATTAAGGACTCCGTGCGAGTTGCAACGACGGCAGCGGGCACTCTTTCCAGCGCATTCGCTAATGGTCAGACTGTAGACGGTGTGAGCCTAGCCACAGGTGACCGTATCTTGATCAAGGATCAAACCGATGCAACCGAGAACGGTGTATATACTGTTAATGCAAGCGGTGCCCCGACTCGCGCAACTGACTTTGATAGCTCTGCGGACGTCACCGCGGGCGCTTTTGTTTTCGTTGCCGAAGGTACAGCCAACGCGGATTCTGGTTTTGTTTTAACGACAAATGACGGCACGGGCGACATTGATCCCGACACGTCGAGCAGATACACAGGGTTTGATCCTGTCTTCGGCTCAGCCACGACCTTAACTGGAATGACGCTTTCAAGCGCTACTCTTAACGCGTCGTCCAACAGCGTGTCATATTCTGCGGGAAATGATGCTGTAACTTTGCCAGCAAATGGCGTGATCATTTTCTCGGATGGCTCGGATACGATTGCCTTCAGGCTACAAAATAGCAGCCAGAGCATTAACAGCGGGAGCGGGTCCATTAGCTTCGCGAATGGCGCCACCGTTGACACAAAGGCTGAATCGTCAGTTACCAGCATGGCAACGTCGGACATCACTGGGATCACATTTAAATCCTTAACGTCCGAAGGTTTTCACCGCAAAGTAAGTGGAAATCAAATCGACGAATCGACAACAAGCATTGCTTTCGGTGGTGCAGCCAGTTGGCCTGGCGGAACGGTTCCGTCTGGAAAGTATATTGAGTTCAAAGATGGCGGCAGCACGTTCTACTACAGAACAACAGCTGAATTGTCGAATGGTGACTTTTTTGTCTCTGTTGTAGCAGATACCGACGCATCATCAAGCACAACCTATAGTAACCTGTTTCCAGGACATCCTACACAGACTAACTTTTTTAATTCGCAGGGTAGTGCAGCAATCAGCCCAGGCACAACCGAGTTGGCTTTCACCCAGTTCAGCGGTGCGGGGCAAATTACGGCAGGCACTGGTCTTGTGAAGAGCGGCAACACCATTAGCGCAACGGGTGGACTCGCAGACATTGCGGGACTAGCAAAGACGGACGGTGGCATCATTGTTGGTGACGGTTCCAACTTTGTTTTGGAAAGTGGATCAACCGCGCGAGCATCATTGGGCGCGCAGGCTTCGCATGCTCGACTTGATGACATCAGCGGGCTTGCTGTAACCGACGGTGGCATCATTGTTGGTGATGGCTCCAACTTCGTGCTGGAAAGCGGTGCAACGGCCCGCGCGTCTCTTGGTGTTGCGATCGGTTCAGATGTGCAGGCGTATGATGCTCAGCTCGACACATTGTCTGGATTCACCGCTGCACAGGTGACGCGAGGCATTGCCGACGATAACCTGTTGACGGTTGACGACGCTGATGCAGCCGACAACGACTACGCCAAGTTTACCGCTAACGGTATCGAAGGCCGTAGCTTCAGTGAAGTAAGGACTGATCTTGGTCTTGTGATTGGTACAGACGTGCAAGCATACGACGCACAGCTGGACACCCTTTCAGGCTTTACTGCCGCACAGGTGACACGAGGCATCGCAGACGACAACCTGATTACCGCGGATTGTGCATCGCACGCGATTGCAAGCGGAGATTTTGCGCGGTTCACAGCGGATGGTGTTGAGGGCCGTGAAGCGTCACAGGTTAGATCTGACCTGTCTCTTGTTCCTGGTACGGACGTGCAAGCATACGACGCGGAGCTGGCAGCCATCGCTGGACTCACCAGCGCAGCAGACAAGGGCATCATGTTTAACGGTAGCGCAAGCGCGACAACCTTCGACTTGACGGCGGCGGGTCGTGCGTTGCTTGATGATGCCGACGCAGCAGCCATGCGCTCAACGCTTGGGCTTGTTATCGGTACTGATGTTGCGGCAGCTGACTCTACCGAGTTGAGTGTCACAACCAGCGAGCCATCAAGCATCGCAATCGGTGACGTGGGCGGTATGTTTGTCTATGATCTTTCTGGATCATCTTCACACACTGTATCGTTGCCAAGCACGGCCACATCTGGATGCCTTGGCAAGTCCATCATCTTCAAGGTTAAGAGCACCGTTAACTCACAGACGTTGACAATCAACCCAGCGTCTAATCAGACCATAGAGGGTGAGTCATCAATCGTCTTAAACCAAGAGCGTCAATCAATCCGCCTCGTAATCTCGGAAGAGTACAGCAGCGGATCAGGCGTTCAGTGCTGGGTGGCTGTATAAGTTAAACGACCCCCACGCCCGTGGGGGTCTGCCCTCCTACCTAGAAAGGGGCCGCGTCATCGTGCGCGGCCTCATTTTCCAACGAGTCAATCAATGCACACATGGCCACAAGGTCAACGCATTCGTCCATCTTGCCTACGTTGCGCATAGACTCAGTGGTGGTCTTGCTCCAGGTTCGCCCCTCAAGCGGTCCGAGCTTACCCAAAAGATTCTCAATCCTTGATCGAGTTATCGACAAAACCATGTCATGCTCCAACCCCTCACTTTCAACCTTATCGGCCAAGCCTTGCAGGGTCTTCGTCATCTGTGGCAACTCGCTCCACCCCATCACCGACTGGAGAGCGTTGGCTGGCACGCTTGGGTACTGTTGAGGCGCCGAGTTTTTAGGTTTGCGGGCATTTCGTGGGTGCTGGGTGCCCTTGCCTGCGCTGGCTCCGTCGTCGTCCTCTGGCGCGATTCCTAGCAGTGCCTGGAACGAATATCTGCGGGCGTAAGTATATGCAGAGCCAAACGCCTGCGCATCGCTCATCTTTTTATCTGCCTTAAAGAACACAGGGCACTCGGTTTCAATCCATTCGCCACTTGCATGGGTTAACCGTGTCACGCAAAACCATCCGCCGTCTGTCATGGTTACACCTTGAAAGACCGCCAGCCCGTTTTCACTGATAGCATCGCGGGCGCTGTTCATGACCGCATCGAGTGGCGCATACTTGTAGTTGTACGCTTTTGTGTTTTTGTGCACAGGCTGAACGGCACTTTGCGCTTTTGATAGTGCGTCAAATATCGCCCCAACTGTTTCCGATGTCCTCATCTTTTCTCTCCGTTTTCTTTGCGCCATCTTCGGGTGACGCGTTCCCGCTTTATGGTATAATAGGGGTGAGGTTTTAAACCTCGCCCGTTCGCGATTGGGTGCGGACATCTAGCGCCGCTGTCCTCGCTAGGTGTCCGCTATTTTTCAATACCATACTTTTTCCGAGCGGAAAAACAAAAATCGAGAGATAATGCGGCATGGTTGATTTAACTAAACTGAGGCAGAAAGATCGCCGGCCTTGCTACGTGTTGAGGATTGCGGGCGTGCCCGTTCTCTATGGCACACACATGCCGCCAGCGTTATCGACTAACGGAATCACGCACGCCAGGCGCGCGTCAATCATTGCCAACGATATTTCATTCAGTAGGCGCCATGATGAAAACGCGCGCGTGGTTGAGGTGTCAAATCTTGAAATCGTTTTGAGCTCTGACGAGCAGTACACCTCCGACCAGTATGATCCTGGAAAGATATTTGGTCGGATTGGCTTTCAGGGCGCGGACTCCTTCACAAGGATCACGGCAAACGTGGATCCCACCGACGTCTCACTTACGGTTCAAGACAATTCTGGGTTTGCGGCAGCCGACACAATACACGTCGGACAAGAAACCATGACGGTCACAAACATTATAAGCACGGACACCATAAGGGTGTCTCGCGGCATCCTTGGTACGTTTCCGAGGTTTCACCGTGTAGACGGCGCGAGCGGCTCCTTTCCCTATGTGACCAAGCCGTTGACGTATTTCCGTGGTCGCCGCGTGGTTGTTTATGAGGGGCGCGTGAATGATGATGGCAGTGTTTCGGATAGTTTAGACGACTATGCTGAAGTTTTCCGCGGGTTCCTAGCGTCTGAACCAGCCGTGGCAGTCAGCGGTCAGAGTCATGAGGTCACGCTTGAGATTGCGCCTTTGACGGCCGTTTTGGATAAGCCTTTGCCTGCCTCAACTCTCAAGACGAATTTGCACCCTATCCTCCACGCATTTGATGGTACCATTGCGAATAAGATTGCGGTTCACTCGTTTCATCAGACGGGGCAAATGTGGCGATCAAATTGTGAAATTCAGCTAAACTCAAGCGGGACAGAATTTCAGTACCTCAATCGCGAAGGCGCAGCAGCTGATATTGACAATCGCTTCGACAACGACATTTCTGAGTTTCATCCAAGAGGCATGGCGATAAGGTGTGATTTTACGACACGAAATAAGGTCTTGTTTTTAGGTCCAGACAGCATAAGCACAGACCCGGTTAGTGGACACCTAATGATTCACAACCTTTATGTGCAGTCAACAGTCACCGATGTCTTGAACCAAACAGGCGGCGGGGCAAATATCACTGGCGCCTTTGTTGAGTTAAAAAGCCGTGGAGGGTTCGAGACAAAAATTGTACGCATATCTATTTTGGGCACAAGGTCAAGCGCACATGTGGCAAACTGGCGCCATTTGCTTGGCGAAAGATTCAACTCTGCTCTGACGACTGGCACACATTTGGGGCTTTCTGGCTTTCACTTTGATGTCGGGCTAGACGTCAGCGTGGGCGAGATATTTATAAGTCCGAACTTTAGCGCCCGTGGAGTAGGAAGCAAGCCAGCGGCACAGTTTGTACTTTCCAATAGCATTTCAAAAGCTAGGAGCGCCATTCAAGACAGCGGTATGTTTCCTGACATGTTCGTTGTACTTCGGGAGGTCATCGGGCGACAGGCGCAGAGCGATGTTGATACCAACGCGCCACATGATTCATCAAATGTAGGATACCGAACCATCCTTGAAAACCTACCTTTTATTGTGGGCGCCACACAAAACGAGTTTCTACCCTCGTCGGTGCTAAGGCTTGACGACGAAGACGGCAACGCTAGAGTCTTTCACATGGAAGCGGAGCGGCTTATCGTGACCGACGGCGGAACAAGCGTACATGCGCCACTCTGTGATGCATACATACACATAGGCAACGTGTTCAACGGGCCAGGCGAAAATGTGCCCTTGTCATCGTGTGAGCGGTTTGTGGTTTTCGAGGATTCGCTTGGAGTGGCGAGCGGAACCAGTGCTGATGTTCTAATTTCTCAAGATGACGAAGCTGTGGCGATGCTAAGGGTGTCGAATGAGACGAGCGTGTCATCTGACGGATTCACGGGGTTCCAGTATCAAGTTGATCAGGTAACCAAATATAAAGACATTGAAACCATCGCAGATGTTCCAGGAGAGAAGCGCCACACAGTCACCCCAACCATACGCCCATCAGATGAAAGCATAGGTCAGCTATTAGTGAGGCTGCTTGTAAGCGCAGACGGCGACAGCAAGACATCAAGCACTCACGATACGATGGTTTTCGGTGCTGGGCTGTCTGATGGAACGGGGCATGCCGATACGTTCGGGGCGGATATTGATGTTGATTCGTTTTTAGCGATTCCAAACCCAATTGCAGCGGAGGTTTTTGGACCAATCTACAAAGAAGGCGACACACTGCTCGAAACGGTAGAAGGGCTTTTGCTTGCCGTGGGTTACACTGTAGACATTTCAACGAACAGCCTCGGCAAATGCAAGCTGAGGGCCGTAGAGTTAACCTTGCCGCTTGAGTCTGATGTGTCCCAGACTTTCACCACCGCAGAAATAGCACAAAAGCCAACGCCAAGCAGTAGCGCCGAGCTGTCCATAAAAAACGTCTTCAAGTTCACTGCAAACTACAATCACGAAGGTGATGCAGATGTCGAAGTGACGGTGCGCGACCAGGTCAGCATTGATTTGTTTAAAGAGGCGCAAGATTTATCTGTAGACCTAAAAGGCATCAAGCTCAACACTACAACGCCAGGTGATGCGGTTCATGATCTGCGCCCGCTTTTTTCAAAGCTCAGATTGGAAAACTCTTTTCCGAGGCGCGTCTTTACGTTTGATGTTCCGACGAGCCTGCTACAATCTTTGGCGCTTGGTGATACATGCACAGTGACCCATCCACTACTTAGAAGCACATCGGGTCTGGGCGTTACAACCGAGCCCGCGCGCGTGCGCTCTATTGAATATGATGGATATTCGCCCACTGGATCGATTGAGCTGGTGGCCTATGGAACGGTCGGGCAGTCGTGGAACATGGCGGCCAATATTATCTCGATAGTGGCTGGATCTGGCTCTCTTGCAGTCAACGTGTCAGCTAATGAGCACAGCCCGACAGCTCGACCCAGTGACGGGTCAGCCATTGAAGATTCAAGCGGGTTCCATGTGAGTCAGTGGGTGGACGTGTTTTCTGTTTATGATATGGACGCTCCAATAGTCACAACCAAAATCACCTCAATAAACACGGCCACCAATCAAATTGTTTTGGCTTCGAGCGTTTCGGGTCTGACTTTTGACTCTTTGTCGTTTGGGTTCATGGGGTTTCTCGTTCCGCGTGACTTTTCAAACGCAACCAGCGACGTTCGCAAATATGGATTCATCAACAGGACCACAGCGACATGAGCATACCGATACCAACAGAGCGGACGGGTGATTTTAATCTGACGGAGCGGGAGTGGTTACGCCGTCTGCGAGGCACCACTTTGGGACAGCTTGCAGACTCAGCTAACCAGCTTTGTTTTCGGCAGGGCTTTAACTGCATCAATAAGGTTTGGACCTATGCGATAGACCGCACCGACAAGAGCAGCGGCGGGGGCAATGTGATGTGGGACATCAACTTATTCGCATCTGCAAACGTTGAGTACTTCGTGGACATACCGCGCACACACCCAGCGGCGACGCAGCTCGGTGTGATATTGACCTACATGGCGCCAAATGATTTAGAAGACGATCTAACGCCAAGCGGGACTCTAGGCAGTGCGGGACAAAGCGCCATCCGTGTGCGATTAAAAAACGCCAGCGGCACAGCACTGGACCCGCCGCCATCGTCGTCCAACTCATGGGCGGTAATCATGAGCGGTTCAGAAATGCCATCACCGCGCGTGATAAACAGTGAAACAAATGTTTTTGAATTTGAGTCCAGCGGTGACGTGTCTTTTTCAAGGCAGGGCAGCGGCGAACATGGATACAGTGCGAACATTGTGCGGTCTTTCCTGTATCTTGACAGAGGCACAATTGGCACCCATACGGCGCCCAGGAGAATTGGATATGGAACAGCGGCCGGCACGTCGCAGCATGTATACTTAGAGTTTTCGGTAGACTATGCAGCCTTATTAGAGGCCACGGTTTTCGAGGTTCCAAAGCTGTTTGCATAATGTCTACCATTGACTTCAAAAGACCTACATTTGTAGGGTTGACCGTTGCGGGTGATACGCTTGATAGGCTGCTACTATTGGGCGACCTATGTGACAAAGCGTGGGGCAACAATGTGGGGCAGTGGGTGCGGTTGATTGTGCGGCTACACCGTGGCGCGTGCTTACCCCAAACCATTGGCGAGGCGTTGGACGATATAGAAGAGCAGGCCCTGCAATCTCTAAATGTTTAGAGAATCCAAGGCCCTCGCGAATCGTTCTAGGTATTGCTCTTTGGTTAGTTCCTTGTAGTCTGACTTGATCATTTCTCTAGCTTCGGCGCCTGACCTTGTTTTGGGCTTTCTGCCAGTCGGAGCGCCCACCAGCTCATCGTCCAAAATTCTGCCAATCGTTCCGCGGGTCACCTCGTAGAGCCTAGCCATTTCATAGGCACTGATTGGCCCGATTGCTTCAATGATCGCTTTTCGTACTTTTTTGCGGTGGTTGTGCACTCGCTCAACATCTTCGCGCATTTCTGTTTCTCCGTTCATTTGATGAATACCCTTTCTAAACCTTGTGAATCGATGCTGTCAATGGTGAAGGGTTGACCATTGCCTGGATCGTTTACTTTTGAAGTTGAAACCGACAGCCCGACTAGCTCACCGAGAAACCAGAACGTATAGCGATTCACCGAGCGGGTGCCGTTTGCAAAATCGTATCCGCGTTGAGTGACACACCAGCCGCCGTCATCAAATCTCCACAGCAAGCCGATGCTGGACAGCTTAGCATAATCACCACCGCGCGCGTCGATGTCTTTCGACTCGAAACGCACGCCAACAGGAAAACGCGCAGCCAGGTCTCGCAACGTCTCAACCTGCCCGCGGTTCAATCCTCGCTTGTATAATTTCACCCCAGCGCCGCAACAGGGGCACAGCGTGCCGTCTATGGCTTTCTCTGCTAGCTCTAAGGCATCCGCCTGCGTTGTACCGCTGCGAGCCACCAGAACGCCCGCCAGACGCCTTATAAAGCGCGGAGAACAAACTGGCACAGGCTCAGAGAATAAATCAATCTGATCACCCATGATCGCCCTCTTTCCACTTTTCCCAGGCTGAAAAAATCTTGCCTTCGATTAGCTCGCGCTGTCCGTCGGTCAGCTCATCAAAGCGCACAGGCATGCGCGCATCGCCGCAGGCCATTACAAGTGTCACAAGGTCAATAAAGCCACCGCCACCATCGTGGCATTTTTCTGGCGGTCCGCTAATCACAGGCGACTCGTGCGGCTCTGCGTTGAATGTGACAACGCACTGCCCGAAAGCGGGCAACGCGATGGTGCCCATATATGCGTTGGTGTCAAAGCTCCAGCATTCTTCAAATTGTGCCATGATTCTCTCCATTGAAAGCCGCCCCGAAGGGCGGCGGGTTGTTATTAGTAGGACGCCCGAAAGAAGGCCGCTTCGCTGCATGGGTAATCAAAACATTCGTCATCTTCGTCATCTTCGTCATCTACAATCGGGCACACAGATTGAAGCATATCGACCAGCGCATAGGTCGCAGTCAAGCCACAAAGAATGTCAGCAATGTGCAGCCATGTGATATAAAAATCGAACTTCATATGGTCGAGAAATTTGCCCCTTTCTACGAGCATTCTTTCTCGCGCAGCCTTTATTAAATCATGCACAGAAACGGATTCCCAAGTTCCTGGCAGGCTTACACATGATCCGTTTACACGCCGCTCGACCGCAGCAAACTCGATTGATGACCCCCTAAACTTGCTATAGTTGATCGCCCAAGCCGATACGCGCTCACGCATTAACAAATAAAACATCTTTTCTTTTTGCTCTTCAGTGCCGCAGCACTCAAGCATGTCTCTAATGGTATGCCTCAAGTAATCACTGCCCCCTAATGTGATGCTGCTTGGGCAAACATTTAAAGTGGTATAAAATTTGTTACTCATTTCGTTCTCTCCGTTCTTTTTTGTGAGCCCCGTTGCTCATGCCCTAAAGGTACTAAACCTGTACTAATGGTCAAGATAAAAATGCACTAAATGTGAACTATTTTAAAAACGTTGTGATTGCGGACACTTAGAAAGGCAGACCTGTGCGGCTCATTGCGTGCTTTGCGCTGCCGTCGCCCGTGATGGTGTGCCCATAAAGCACAGCTTTTCCGTTCTGAATTGGGATAAGTTGTTGCGATGTCTGTCCGTCTTCGTCCTCGTAGACAATCCCAAACCCCTGTTGCCAATCTAGGTAGTCGCCGCCTGCATGCGGCACAGCGCCATCGGTGCGGCATAGGCATCCAGGTGACGACGCGGTGATGATTTGCGGACCGTCTGGTGTTTGGATTGTTTTCTGCGCCATTTCGAGTCGATGAACGTGACCCCAGATAATGGAGCTGGTGGCGTTTCTCAAGTATGCGCTCGCGGTCTCACCGCCTGGCCTTGCTTTGGTACCATGCTGGATTCTTATCTGGTCAAATAGCCAAAACGCTTTGCCGTATGGTGCGAAGTATTCAATGTCAAGGGTGTCGAGGGCGAGCAGGCTCGGAATGTTTAGAAGCTCAGAGCCGTCGAGCGTATCAGCCGAGCGGAGCCCATGAGCTTCGTCTAGCTTGGAGATAATGGCGTCAGTGATTCTTTTTTCGTGGTTGCCTTCCATAAATCGGATATGAGCGTGCGGCGCCGCAGCTCTTAGCGGTCTAAGGAAGCCCGCATACAGCTCACGCAGTGTCGCGTTTGTGGTAAAGCGTACAGACGGGTCAGCGGTCCATCTAGTGGACCAGGGCGCGAGATCAAGCATATCGCCCAGTAGTATTATTTCGTCAGGCTCTAACAGCTCAGCAGCTTGCAGGACTACATCACAGGCGGCTCGGTCGTGAAGTGGTTGCCAGTCATATCCGCCAGGCTGGGAAATGTTTTCAATTCTGCGAAACCCGTGTTGGCTGTCAGGAATGATCAGAGCTGTCTTGATTGCGGGCGCAACGTCGAGCGGTTTGCGCTTGTAGTTAGGCATCGGGTCAAGACCCTGAACGAAGAAGCTAGGCGCTCTTTCAAGATACGCTTTCACTTGATGCATTTGGTGAATTTCCGAATCTTTGCCGAGTGCCTGCCATGTGTTCAGCGTGTGCTTTGTGCATACCCAATCTTCATCTAGGTCGGCGGCTTCCAAAAGGTGATCAAGGTTTACGATACCCTTGCCGACGATTGTGGCGCGGTCACCTTCGTGCTTGATGTCAATCTTCGGTCTTGCCTTTGGCTTCGGCTGTTCTTCTGGTGGTTCAAGTAAGGCCGTGTTTTTTGTCAGGTGATAGTGAACCGTCGAAGCGGCGAGGTTCAGCTCGCGCGCGACCGCACGAATTGATCCAAGTTCAATGTAAAGTTTTTTAATCTTTTCTGTTTGCGTCACAGTGCCCCCGCCAGCAGCACCACAGAGAGCGCGCCAGCGAGGAAAGACCCGACAGTGACGACGGGGAGAACCCATTGCGGCGCAGGTTCTGGAGCTGCGTCGATTATGTCTTGTGCCGTCCTAAGTTTTGAGTTGAGTCTTTCTATTTCTATCTTTTTAGTTTGCTTGCAGAGTTCCCAACTTGCTGTCATTGTTGGCAATTCTACGCGCTTGCATTTTAAAGCGTTTCTTGTGCTTTCGACAGTCCAAAGAATCCCAGTGCATGGAGCGGGCTGCCCTACTTGGATTGGAGTAGTTGCTGCACAGATTTGAAGTAGTATAAGATTAGTCGCTGCCATATTCGTGATCCACCATTTTGGCCAGGTCGTTTAGACTAGCGCGATCAATATGCTGTGTTTGACTTTGTGCGTTTTCGACCGCTTGCTTGTGCTCATTGTGAGCTTGTGCGGATGCCTGATTAGCTTTCTCGTCTGTTGCATGGTTTTGTCTTTGCTGTTCACGTTTTGTTCTGCGTCTCCTCGGTGGATTTTGAAGCAAAACGGCGACCAGTGCGGCAAAGATTCCCAGGGCGATCGTGAGAGAGTAATCATTCATCAGGGCAGTTTTCGCAATCTTTGCAGCCCTTGCCTGCGTTTTTTATTTTCTCTTTCACTTGAGCAACAACAACCGCAGACAAAGCAGCGCCACAGAATCCGCTTATTGCGCCTTCAGGCGTCTCGCTTAGATAGTAACCAAAGGCGCTTCCGCAGCATAGCGCGAAGAGACGCACCAAACTCTTGGCCCAGCTCTTGGTTACTTTCTTGATGACTGGCTTGATTGCCTCCGTCACCCCGTAGACTGAAATCGAGCACAGGGTGCCAATCTTTAACAATTCTTGGATTTCTGGCAGGTTCATTTTCTTCACTCCTTATCATCAAGCACAACGGGCGTAAGTCGTTCATTGCTTTTAAGTCTCAACTTTCTGGTTTTTCTGTCCACGATTTTTGTGCTGTCTTCGATGATAGACATAGCCGCTTGCGCTTCTGTCATTTTAGCCTCTGGCTTTGGCTCTGGTGATGCTAAAAAGACCAGGGATGTTATGATCGCAGTTAGTGCGGTTGTCTGTGTGTCCATTTTACTTTTCCCTATGGTACATTTTCACACGCTCTGCAATCTTGGACCATGTGGCCGCATGCTGAACGAGGAACTTGGTAACTTCTTTTTGATCCTGCTTTAACTCTTCGAGCTCTGTGGACAGTTGATCAATTTGCATCTTGCCAATGTAAAGCGCACCGACCACAAAGAGGAAAAGTGAAACATTGTTTTTTCCGTCACCGACCGACCTGCTTATCAAATCCCACACCTATTCGCTCCAAAAACTGTAGCCTTTGATCTTGAGGTTGATGTCAAAATCATTACCATCATTATACCGCATCGGTGCCCGCGGTGCCATCGCGCGAGTGCCTACAGCTAAAGCAATAAAGTGTCCATCCGCAACGGATTGAAATTGTTGAAAAGGCGGGTGTATCTGAAATGTGCCCGTGAGCGTCTCAGTTGTATTAGCAGCCACCGACAGCTCTAAAAACTCACCGCGCTCTCCAGAGCTAGAGAAATGATTAGGGTGCGATTGCGGAAACTGGAACAAGCTACGAGGATCGATTGCTTGTATTCTAAGGTTTCTGGTTTCTGTGGCGTGTGCGTTTTGTGCCCTTATGTAATAGTTGATTGTAAGCGGCTTCGTTGAGTTTTGGACCCTTATGATGTGGGGTCTTACAAATGGGTGTATGTGCTGCAAGTCTGTACTGCTTGCGCCGTTAGTAAACTCAATGCCAGACACTGAAGCAATCGACCGAGTCCGCTTTTTCAATGTGTTGATGGTAGACCCAAAGCAATACCCAAGCGCCGCGCTAATTGGTTCATCTGTAGACGTTGGTCCCGTGCCTATTGGTATGATAGGGCCATCTTCACTCTTAGTTGTGGAAACCGCAGAGACGGGAATCCAAGAAACTGCAACATCTTGGCAAATTGACTCTGGCGAGCCTGTTGCTGAAATTGAGTTTGACAGTCCGATTTGGATTGTGACGAAAGGCTGCGTGATTACCAGACTGCTTATTGTGGCAGTATGTAAAACATGTGTAGTTGTGCCCGTGATTGTAACGTCTTTGGACCCGATCAGCGTTCCGCTGCTTGCCCCGTCATAAATGCGCACAGTTAGCTTTCCAAAGCTCGACGCGTGCTGCACATGCCGCGCCCTAAATATAACCGCAACCGAATCGTGTGCCCTGCTTATGGTCGGCGCACGAACCTCAATCTGGTCAGTGGCAGAGTTTGATCCAATAATTCGGAAGCTGTCGTGCCTGAACCCTTGAGAATAGATGTGCAGATTATTGTTGGCGTGTGCAGCATTTATCGTTTCTGCAAGGTTTCGGAAAAACTCTTGCCCAGGTGTTGCCCCTGCGTGTGCCTGCGTTGGATTTGGCGGATTGCCTGTTGTTTGGTTGTAACTCATGGTCTTATCTTAGCACGTTGTCAGATGTGCGGAAATGTGAGAAAATTCAAATATGCCTTATCGAAGAGTCAAGCACAAAAAGAGCACGATCAAAAAATGGTCGAAACGGCACATGATTGCTTTTGCGAACCAGTCTGCCCTCATCGTAATCCAAAGAACACAAACGGAGGGGCTTGGCGTAGATGATAAAAAGCTGCCTCAATACAAGGGCAGGGGCAGGCGTCTCGGCTCTTATTCTTTAAGCCATGGAAGGCTGCGAAGGGATGGCGGAAAATATAGAGGCGCTCGAATCGGTGGAGGGTTGCCAATCAACCGCATCACACTTTCGGTGACTGGTCAGATGTTTCGTCAGTTTCGATATATACGCAGCTCAGGGCGAAGATTCTACGCACAGATTGGCCCGACGGGAAATTCTAAAAAATACGCCAGGTTCACCAGCGACCTTCGCCCGTGGATTGGCTTTAGCAATAAAGACAGGCAAAAGGTGCTCAACTCATTCCGAGCAATATGGCGCTCATTATGAGTGATTCCGTGAAGCTAAGCATTGAGCATATTAGCAGAACGGTTTCTGCTTTTCCCAGCGCCATCGTGTCCAGCTTTCCCGATTTAGGAAACGCGGGCTTCGTTGACATTGAAAAGATGGGCGGCGCAAGGTTGCCTTTAGGGGCTCTTGTTGGACGTTCGCGGGTTTTTGAAGTTGATTTAAATGGGATCACCGCCAATGCGTTGCAGCTGGGTCAAGGGACGCCACAAGCCTTTGACTTTTCCGCTGCTGTGCGTGTTCGTTACGATGCACAGGGGGCGGGTATTCGTGATACTATAAAAGCGCAAGCATTGAGGGAGCAGCTGGTAATCATTAAGGCTTTAAATGCGAGCAATTGGCCAAGTGTTGCGGGATTGGTGACGCTGGTTGCTCGTTCAGGTACAATACAAAGCGGCGCCGCTGTTGATGATGCGGGCCAGGAATATGAGTTTATTTTGTCAGAGGTCCAGGTGGATCTCTCGGTTGACATGTAACCAAAGGAGAAACGAGCATGGCTGGGAAATCCACCCAAATCTACAGCGTCCAAATCGGTGAGGCTATCACCGCGGGCGGAGATAAAGACGACAACTTTCTGCCCGACCCAACGTCGGCGGGCGTGTCATTCAGTGGAATGGCAACAACAACGGCAACGGTAGACGCATTTGCAGGTGATGAGGCGTTCCATCTTGAAGACCAGGGGCGACGCACACCAGGCGAGAACAAACCCGCAGCTATTGGCATCATCAATGGTAGCGGCTCTACTAAGTACGGAGCGGCTCAGGGTGAGTTCATCCGCGCAATGTATCCTGACGAGATTTCACTTAGCCATAGACTGAGAACGGCAAACGGTGCAGACCCCGACAGCGTAGCATTCGGCAAGGTTCTAAACTCCTCCATGGGGCTTTACAAGCCAACTGCGGCAACTGTGACATGTGCAGACGATGGCGCAAATGAGGGTCAGTTCATCATCGCCAACGGTGACAACACAAAGGTCATCCTTGGGGCACCCGTTCGCGTGTATCACAAGGCAGCAGGGCAAGACACGTTCAATCATGAGTATGCAGTGGTGACCAGCAAGAGCGTAGGCGGAACTAATACAACGTACACGGTGCACCCAAAGTTTGAGCACATTCCGCAGAACGGCGACGTGATCCAGCTTTGTTATGCTTTTTACCCCGTGATTGGTGACGCATCCACCGACTCGAATCTATCAAACGACATTCATGCGCAATTCGACATGGGCGGCACTGGTAGCACGGCAACAGTTCGACGGCTGGCAAGCGGCTGCCGTTGTTCTGGCTTTTCAATCACCAACGACAACAGCGGGGCGAGCCTTTCCATGAGCTTGCGCCCAATGGTTATGCTTCAGGATGACGCAAACGCAAGCACAGCAACGACGTCCGAGCCAGCTGGCAAGCTCTTGCAGCACCGCTATGGTTGCCGCGTTGATTTGGCTGCAAGTCACGCGGGCATCGCGTCTGGCACGGCGGCAAGCGAAGCGCGCGCCTATCTGCCAAACTTTGATCACAGCATCGAGGTTTCATTTGAGACGGCGCCAGATGCACCAGAGACACGCGGAGTCATTCGGGGCGGCAAGCACTTGATCCATAATGCAACGTGCCAGGTGAGCATCACAACCGAGAACAATGAAGACCTCCAGAGGCTCATCGCAAAGGACGAAGTGCGCACGCTGATTCTTGGGTTTGGCCCTGGCGGACATGGCACCACTAACGCCAACGGTGCCGCCTTCATTCTGAAAAATGCCAGCCGTGCAGACGGCAGCGCGAATCCGTCAGCGGGTGACCAGTCACGTATTCAGCAGGTGACGACATTGCGAGCGGTTGCAGACTTCAATACATTCGCAGGCTCGCCAACAGGCTCAGAGCTTAACTTGGCAAGCGCTCCTTTTATCTTGGCTTTTCCGAAGTCCTGATATAGTTTCGGACTATGCTCCGAAAATTAACCCACACCAATGAACCTCTTAGGCTTCCACTGTTAGCAGACAGCGCGACAGTGGAGGCCCAGTTTCAGCACGCTCGCGAGTGTGTAGCAAAGGACCTGGACAAAGAGCCCTCGGACAGTTTTGCCAGCGAAATACTGAGGCTTGTGAAAGCAACGGTAGGCGACTCTCAGGCGCTCCACGCCCTCAAGGGCATGGAAATGGCAGCCGAGACACTGATAGAGAAGCAGGTGCGCCCGAAGCAGATCATGCGCGCACTGAAAAACCTGCGTGATACAATGTCTAGACACGAATCACGCGAAGCGTTGGCCTATGTGAGATCGCAGCTTGCTATGCAAAGATATAGAGAGACAAGCGACACGTCGGACCTGTTGGTGCCAGAGCCTGAAGACGCTTCATTCATAACCGTAAGAGCACTCACAAGCGACGAGCGCAGAGCAGCAGAGCGAAGGGCGGGACAAAAGCCAAAACACGGCGCTCTTTTGGCTTCTCGTGCCTTTGATGTAATGAGAAGAGAGTCGAGAGAAGGTGGCGACGGAAACAGCGCTTATACTGAGTTTCTCAGCTCGCTAACAATCGAACAGCAATCGCAGATTCAGGACTTTGAAGAGTGGAGCTCAAAAGTTGAAAGAGAGGTTTGCAGAGCAGGCATTATTTCAATTGATGGTTTCGACATCGTAAGTGAGGGCGGGTTTTACAATGTCTCCCAGTTTCTTGAAGAGTGCTTGGAGGGTGATGACGTCATTAGCGAAGCATCACGACACATAAGGAACATTGCCAGCCTGGGAAAATCGGAGAGCTTGCCGCAGTCCTCGCAGTCTGGCACAGACGAACGAGAAGACGGGGCACCAGCGTCGGAGATGGCTGGCAGTGCGCCCAATGCGTCCACGGCGGACGACAGCAGCCAATCGAGGGAGAGTTAGAGCGCCGCGGACACTGCGGTGGTTTTTTCGATCCAAGTCTTGACGGTGCAGTGGTCCGAAAGGGCTGGTGCCAATGGCGTGCAGGTTTTTTTGATTTGCCGCCCGTAATGTCGCTCGAAGATATTCTTGGCGGCGGCATGCCTTCCGATGTTATCAACCGTTTTCATAGTGAACCCGATGAGATGGGAATCATTGACTGGCACGAGATTGACCGATGCCCGTTGTCTCTAGTCGATAACCGCTCCCCTTATTATGACCCCCAGTGGCTTTCGGAAGTCCTAGAATCAGTCAGCGCTCTGAATATGAAAGCCCCGCATTCGTGGATTCCTTCAAATCCTTCCGCCGCTTTCCGAGACGCCCTTGTCATGATAAAATCAGAGCAAGAGCACGCAAGTGCGTATCGCACTAAAAACTCAGAGGAATGGTGAACGATGGCCCTGAACAGAATTTCAACGGAAATAATCGGCATCAAGCTAGAGGGTGCTCAAGAGGCCGAGCGACAGCTCGACGAATTGCAGGACGGCTTAGAGCAGGTAGAGGGATCAACCAGAAACGTTGACAGGGCAACTAGAAACGCGGGGGGCGGGTTTTCTTCGTTCCAGGCAAGCCTGACGACGGCGGGCGCTGCGATGGCTGGTTTTCAAGCGGCGGCAAGCCTTGCAGCTTCAGCACTTAGCGCAATCAAGGCGCCCATCAATCTTGCATCAGACTTTGAAAGCCAGTTCGCGCAGGTCAGAACGCTTAACAATGCAATTGGTGACGATTTAAAAAATCAGCTTTTGCAACTGGCTGCCGAGGTGCCGCAGACAGCAGGTGATCTCACGTCGGCAACTTATCAAGCGATTAGCGCTGGTGTGGCGCCCACCGACGTGATTGATTTTATGCGCGCGGCTAGTCAAACCGCAATCGCGGCAGGCGGCTCGCTTACCGAAGCGGTGGAGATTCTGACGGCTGGTGTCAATGCGTTTGGCAATCAGGGCGAAACCGCTGGCAGCATTTCTAACAAGCTGTTTGCGACCGTCAAGAGGGGCGTAACGACGATCCCAGAGCTGAACGCCGTCTTCGGTCGAGCTGCCGCCGCTGCTTCATCCTACGGCGTGAGTGTTGATGAGGTCCTGGGAGCCATTGCCCAGCTAACATTGCAAGGTCTGCCAACTACGGAAGCAGTGACGAGAGTCAACGCAGTTTTGAAGGAGCTTTCAAGCGAATCAAGCACCGCGGGCAAAAAGTTAAAGGCTATGGGTGTAGAGGTTGGGGTCACAGCTCTGCAACAAAAGGGTCTGCTCGGCGTTTTGGAAGAGGTCAACAAGGCCACAGATGGCTCCGCAGACGCAATTTCACGTCTTTCAAACAGGCAGGAGGCAGTACAAGGCTTGTTGAAGTTGACGGGTCAAAACATGAGTGCGTTTTCGGGCATTGTGCAGGGTATCACAACCGACACAACCGCCGCGGCGGAGGCTACACAAATCATGGCCGATACGACGGCTGGGTCTAATGCCCTTTTTGAAGCAGCTGCGGAGGGTGCTCTTCGAGAGTTGGGTAACGAGCTGCTTCCTGCCTTCACCGATCTTTTGAAAAGCATCACGAAACAGCTTGGGTCACAAGGCGCATCTGGCGGCATTCAGGTTTTCGGAAAAGCGCTTTCTGGTATCATAAAACTGGTGGATCTGTTTGTGCAAAACGTTGGAAAGATTGCCATAGCTCTAACGGCCGCTTTTGGGGCTCGGTATTCTACTGCCTTCATCGCTGGACTTGCAAAAATGCGGGCGGCAACGATTGCGTTTCATTCAAATTTTACAACAATGGCCGCAGCTGCGGGTACGAACGCGGGGCGTGCCTACGCGGGTCTTTTTCTGGCAGGCGCCAAAAGTATTTTGCTTGGGCCCGTCGGGATTGGGCTTGGTGTTTTGTTTGGCGGTATGCTTTTAGATTCATTCAATGAAGCAAACGAAGAAGCAGAGAAAAGATCACGCGAAAGAGCTGAAAGCAAAGCGTCAGAAGATCTTGCTGTTTTTGTTGAAAGCAACGAGATCAACATGAAAGCAATCGAGGAACGTCTTAAAACAGGACAGCGTGAAAGGCTTTTGAATCAGGTTCTGTTGTTACAACGCGAGGCTATCACCGAAAACGACAGAATGCGCATAGAGTCGCTCGGCAGAATCGCAACTTTTCTCAACCTTACCAGTGGGCAGCAAATTAACTTCAATAAATTATTTTTTGAAAACGCAGGCTTTGCGAAAGACCTTCTGGTGGTAATGAACGATCTGCCACCAGCTGCGGAAAATGTAGGCGACAGTTTTGAGAACGCCGTGGCCAGCGCAGGCAGTATCGAGGAAAAGATTGCGCGCGTGCAGGCCGAAATTGAACGATTGACGAACGCGCAGGATGCCGACGCGCAGGCGACAGCAAACAGAATTGGGCTCTCTGCGGACCTTGAAGCCGCCGTGGATAAAGAAATGCGCAAGTTTGAAGAGATGACCACAAAGCGCGAGCGCGCGATAGCGGCAACGGAACAAGCTGCGCAGGGATACGGAAGCTCCACTCAGGCAGCAGTGGTCGCCACTTTGGATTTTTTTGGTGCCTTCGATACGAACGCTGACGTTCTAGACGAGCAGGTCGCAAAAATAGAAAATGCCAGGCTATCACAGCATCAACACACGCTTGCGACGGCGGAAGCGCGAGCAGAAGAAGAAGCACGCGGCGCAACAATTCAAACGCTACAAACCAGAGTAGGAAACCTGCAAGGCGCCCAGGCTTTAGCAGCAAAAATCGAGGCAGATTATAAACAAGCGGTAGACAATTCAACAACCGCACTTGAAAAGCGCCTCGCAGAGCTGAAGAAGAACACCGACGAACAGATCAACTTTTTCGCGGCGATTGGTGCGACCGATGTCATTGAAAAGTTAAAGGCGGTCTTTAAATTTCGTGTAGAGCAAGCAAAGAAGCAAGACAAAGAGGAAAAGAGAGCTTTCCGTGCAGGCGTATCTCGTGCAAATGCCCTTGCGTCTCGAAATGAGAGCGCCCTGAAGAGGCTTGGCAAAATGCGGGATAGGCTCGCCGTTGATCAACAAAAGAATGACAACAAACAGATGGACCGTCTAAATAAGTTTGCCGAGACGGAAATAAATCATGAGAAGGAGCTAACCTTAGCGAGACAAAGGGCAGCCGCAGAATCTTTGGATTTAAACCCCCTGCAAGTGGTCGAAATGCGGATTGCCGCTGAGAAGAAATTTTATGATCGGCAAAAACAGTTCCAGTTGGGTGCGATAGAGGAGGAGCTTCAAGGGAGAGAGAAACTGGAGCGACTTCGGCTAGAGCAGGAAGAGAAAAAGATCCGAGCAATGAAGATTGATAAAAAGAATCAAGACCTTCTCATAGGACAGGCGCAGATTGCTCATAAAGAAAAGCTAAAACAGTTGAAAGAAGAGGCAAACGAAAAAAGGGTTTTGCTTGAGACTGATGCTCGAAGGGCTGAAGAAAGCCGACTGCTGAGTGATTCAGAAGACCGCAAAGCGGCGCAGGAGGAGCTGAACAAGCTCGCTGCGGAGCGCACAGCTTTTATAAATGAGATGCTTGCTACGGACGAAATGGATCGGCTGGCGCGATTCGATGCAGAAACCGCAAGGCTTCGACAAGAGTATGAGCAAGAGGTGTTTTTCACAACTGCGACACAGGAAGAGAAGGCAAACATTGAGGCGGTGTTTTTGCAAGCACGCAGAAAGCTCCGCGAGAAGGAAGCAAAAGAGGTAAAAAGGATTGAGCAAAAGCAGCTCATGTCTGCAATCACTGCCTCCGAGCAAGCAATTGGCACCATTGCTTCAATCGCGGATAATTTGGGGCGAAGCGATTCTTTTGTCGGCAAGATTGAGGCGGCCCAGATTATCGCGAAGGGTGTGTATCATGGGTTCCAGGGTGCAAGTGATCAAGCCGACGCATTGTCACATTTCCAAAAAGGTAACATTGCGGGCGGTGTTGCGGCACAAGCGGCAGCAATTGCGCACTTTGCCCAGGCAGCCGCAGCGCCTGTTTTTGCAAGACGTGCTGCAACGAGACAAAACGCGGGCGGCGGTGCAGCTTATGGCGGTGGTGGCGTTTCTTCTCCTTCTAGGGGTCCGAGATCTACGGCATTTGATAGACAGGTGGAAGAGCGTACACAGCAGCAGGGGATAACGTTTGGTGATATTGTTTTGGCAGACATTCCCGCGCTGCTTAGTAGACAGGGCGCACAAGCGCTTGGTCGTCAGGTTGCGGGAAGTGTTGCGCGTGAATTAAGCCGCCAGCGAGCTTTGCCGAATGGAGCACGAATCTAATGACACACAAAATTAAAAAGCCCGAAATCGCCATCTTGGGAGAATTTGATGGCACTCCTTATGTGGGAACTCTTTGGACAAGAAACAGCAACGCGGTGACGGGTGTTGTAATGACGGACAGCGTGCCGCACTTTGACATCATCGCTTATTTGAACGGGTATGGAACTCGAAGCGGTAAGGATTTGAAGGCTCTAGTTTCTGCCAGCAAGCCGTCAGGGTTCACGAGCCTCACTTGTGGCATTGATTCTGACAACAAGTTTTTTTTGGAGGGTTCGCATACTTTCGGGCTGGCAACGACGGGCACGAATCCTAATGCAAGTAGGGACATGTTTGGATTTACTGGTTCGGAGTCCGTGACAGGCTCTGGTCCTTATCGCTTAACCGCTTCTGGAAGATGGAAGCGCGGAGTATTCCAAACCGACTTTGACACCGTTGGCGGTCTCAAGATTGCCGAGACGGGTACGGCCACGATGACGATGTTTTTTTCGTCACAGGATTCTGGCCCTGCTTCTGGTCAGGTAACAATCACATTTGGCGGCTTTTCGGGGGGAGATATTAACGACCTACAGGTGGGCGGGACCGTTGAGGCTGTTAGCTCAGGCACCAGCTACACCATAGCAGGGTTTACAACCGACAGCGGCGGAAACCGTGTTGGCGTGATTGTGACCAGCGGGTCGCCCGTAGACGTGGGTCCGTCTTATCAGGCTATCTACACCACAGAGACTGTGACCGATGTTGTGCCATCAAACCGACGCGTGCAAAACCTTGTCACATGGTTGAGGCTGCGGAGCTTTGAGAGTGATGCAGATGACAACTACAGCAACCTTTGTCTTGAAGACTTTGAAGCTGTGGCAGGAAACACAGAATTAACATACGTGCTTGAAGAAGATGGACGCGTATCTGTGAATTACGATTCTTCGCAGACAAACTACGGCACAGTTTCAAGCATTCAAACAGTAGGGCAATCGCTTTTCTTGCGGCTCGGGTTTAACGGCACAGAGACAGAAACGACGACGACCACAAATCACAGGCAGATCAGGGCGACAAATCGAGCGCCATGTGTGTTGCCCACGGGTCGTGCATACGTTGAGCTACGCAGAGAGGTGACAGGCCGTGACGATTATACGATCATGGCGGACGGCTCCACTGTTGCTTCAGGATTATCGCCAATTAGGGGCTGGTTCATCCTCGTAAGGGTTTTCGGTCCTGCCCATGGATACAGCACCGACCAAGAGAGACACCTGCGCGCCTGGTGGTCTTATGCGCGAAGAGGTCTGACCATCTATCCATCATTCGGTGACCCAGACAACGCAGGCAAGGGCGGGAACGACACGCGGCGGCATATTGATCTTGTAGGTCTTTATGGCACAACAGGGCGACACACGCTCTTTCAAACCGTTGAGGCAGAGGAATCAGCAAACCATCATGGGCGGCGGATTGGCGGTAGGCTGCTCGTGAGAAGACACCCCACAGACCAGCAGGCAAGACGCGAACAATATAGTGGCGACATCGACATTCACCAAGAAATACGCTTTCGAGTTTTAGACGACCCAAGCAGGTAAAAAAATGAGCAAATCGGAACGAGATTGGAATCTGGCAAAATTAGATGCCGAAATTTATGAGCGCGATGTTTTAGGCGAGCTGATTAGATGCGGAGCGCGTGCAATACAGGCAAGCGCAGGACTAAAAGTTGACGGGCTAGCAGGACGCGACACCATTGACGCAATTGAAAGCATGCTTCAGAAGCCCGTAGAGACACCCCAGGGGCACGATGCGGTGCGCCCGCAGTACCAGGTCCCAATCCCTAGAAGAAACGCAATAGAAAGCATCTACGGCTCGTTTTCGTATAAGGAGCACCCAGATACACCAGGCGCGATTATTATTGACCCCGATTGGGTGCGAGCAAACATCAAGCGGCTTACGTTACATACAGGGCAAAAGCTGTGGGTGCACCGCTTGATTGCGTTTGAGCTTGCGGAGCTATATGAAAAAGCCTGCACCGTTTCGGGATACACGCCTGCCAAGATAGCGAGCTGGGTGCCAAGGCATATGCGATGGGACAAGTCACGCAGCCTTTCGCGTCATTCGTGGGGCATTGCTTTCGATATTGACTGGCACCTAAACGGCGTCGGCATGACGGACACGCCGCTGCATCGCCACCCAGAATGGGCTGAGACGTTCCGTAGCGCTGGCTGGAATTGTGGGATTGATTGGCGGTCTTATAATGACCCCATGCACTTTGAAAGAACCGCCAGGTAGTGAAGTCAGGCACTTGGAAACAGATCATATTCAAAATGGTAGAAATCTTGCGCATAGACCTGCATGATTTTGTCCACTATGTGGGCCGGCGCTTTTGACCAGTCAATCGGAGTGCCGTCTGTCTTTCCCAGATGCACGTCTTTGGAGCTCCGCGGAAGCCAGCCGCGCATGATGAGCTCATGGTGAATATGTGGAAATCCAACATCGAGCTTCATTACTTCTGCGTCATCGAGAACGAAATCAGCGGCGGGTCGTATCCTTCTATTGAATGCTGTATAGATTTTCTCTACGGGCATTTCTTCAAAAATGCTGAACATTTCATTTGGTGAAGACGCGCGCTCGTTTTCCCTGAAGGCGCTTTCAAGCCTGCGCATTGGGTGCCTGACTATTGCGAATGATCTCGGTTCTTTCGTTTCCTTATATTTGATCCTCAGCTCGAAGTATGTGGCATGCCTTTGATTGTTGCCGAGTAGGTCATAGTCAACACGCCAGCCACCAAGCTCCATCATTTTAATTATGGAACGGCCCGCACATCGTGGGACGTGACAGAAAAACAGGCGCTCTTCTTTTCCCGTGTGCGGACTATTTCGGTACAGTTCAGGCATTTCTCATGAAGTTGTCAAGCATATCGATGGCTTTAGAATTGTTGTTTGCCATTGCTTCCAGGGTGGTCATGCGGTCGCCTATTGCTTCGAGCTGTTGACGACTCTCGTCAATGTACTCCAAGATCATCTTATTTGACATGAAAAGCATTTCGCGCAGTTCGGCAACTTCGTCTTTTTGATCTTGAGACGAAGAGTTGAGAAGTTTGGTAAAGTCTACCACTACCAGCCACCCTGGAAGTTTTGCTGCGGCCGTTGCGATTGACGCGGCTGGCTCTGGCTCTGTTCGCCGCCGCTCAAGAATTGAATCGACTTTGCTTTAATGCCTGTTGACTTTCTTTGGTTACCGTCACGGTCGGTGTACTCATCGGTCTGCAATGAGCCCTCGACGTAAATCTGACGCCCTTTTGATAGGTAGCGGGCACAAGTATCAGCCAACGATCCAAAGGTCGTTATGTTGTGGAACTCGGTGCGCTCTTGTTTTTGTCCGTTGCGGTCGGTCCAGCTTTCATTGGTTGCAAGCCCCAGACGGGTAATTGTACCCCCGCCCGTTTCCTTTGCTTCGGGATCACGGGTCAACCGCCCAACTAAAATCACCTTGTTAACGCTTCCACTCATTTCTTTTTTCTCCGTTTCTTCAATAGCTCGGCACGCATGGCGCCAAACTCACATTTACCACAAGGCAAACATCGCGCAATCTCAAAATCAATCGGGCTTGCCTCTTCCGCTTCGAGCTTCAAAACAACGGCACTGTGTTTCTTATATCTTTCAGCGCACGCTTTTCCGCTCAGAAAAGACATTGACCCAGGCTCTAAAATTTTGCAATAAAAAAAACGCTCGGCCTGTTCTGGCGTTTTGGGTCGAAGCCTCTTAAAAATGCCGATGCGCTTGATTAGGTCTTGCAAAGAATTGTCAGCCATTGTACTTTTTTTCCGCTCGGAAAACTTTTGTATTGATTGTCAACCCTCCGCGGTGTAAGTGTAGGGCAATGGACCACATAAACCCACAAAAATCTTTGTGCCTGTTCTTGTTACGCGAGGGAGGTGGTAAATGGCTGGCAAGTAAGAGCAGCGGGCCGGTCGTTCCTTTGATGCTTGCGATGTGCCAAATGGCAGATGCGCACAATGTGGTCGAATGTAGTCAGTCAGACATTGCTGATTGCCTTGGCTATTCAATCGCCACAGTGAAACGGTGTATGAAATTCTTTTTGGATTATGAGCTAATTAGACGCGTAAGGCGCGGCGTTTATGTTTTAGCATCTTACGAAAGTCTGACGCAAAAGTATCATGGTGATACCCTTGGCGGTGAAAAGTATCATGGTGATACCCTGGAATCCGTAAAGTATCACAGTGATACCTTTGGCAGCTCTGAGGCGTCAGAATCGGCTGGGGATACATATATAAAAGAACTAACTGCTAAAGCAGTTAGTAGTGCGCGCACGCATGCGCGTGCTACTGCCGTCGAAATAAAGCAACAAAAAATCGCAAAGCTCGAAGAAATAATTTCCCGCAACATCGGCCCGAATGTTTGGAATCAGAGCACAAGCTGGCATGAGTTGCTTGATCGCGCTGGTTGGGATTTGGAAGTAATCGCGGACGCGGTGGTAGCGTATGCTGACAAGGTGACAGGTGCGGGGCATGATCACAGGTTCTCTAGGCTCTACAATTTTGTCGTGCGTCAAGTAGAGGGCAAGCGCAAGCGGGAAGCGGGCACAACGTCGCCGCCGTCGTATTCTCGCAACATTCAGGACACGGGCGGCGAAAGATTAACGGAGATAGAAATGCAGGAATTGCGGAGGTTCATGCGTGTTTGAATTATCAAAGACAGATAGCAGGGAAGAAGAGCGGTCATTGATAGGCGCGGCATTGATGTCGAATCGCGTCGTAGATGATTGCAGTATGTTTTTACAGCCGTCTGATTTTCAGGAAACGGCACTAGGTCAGATATGGTCTAAGATGATGGCAGCGCGTGCGGATGGTAAGCCGACCAAATTCAGCCAGCTCGTGGCCGATGGTTCAGACGGCTCAACGCTTGAAGCGTGTCAAAACATGGTAGCCAGTGCGCTTGGTTTTGAGAGTTACGCCAAACGGATTTCAGAGGCAGCGCAACGGCGCCGAGTGGTCAGTGCGTGCATGCAAATCATTAGTCATTGCCAAGAGTCGCCAGATTCTGAAGAGTTCAAGGGCGAAGTGTTTGACTGTTTGATTGATAGCTTTGGGTCATCACATGCAGACGCTGACACGTTCACCATTCAAGAAAGCGCGCTAAAGGCGCTAGAGACTGCAATAGCGGCTTTTGAAAATGGCGGCGACGTTTCAGGGCAGGGCATAGGCTTGCGCAGTGTAGACGAAAAAACGAGCGGGCTGCATCCTGGCGAGCTAGTCATCTTGGCGGCGCGTCCAGGCATGGGTAAAACTACGTTTGCGCTCAACATTGCGAGGTCCGTTTCATCTGTGGCGCAGGTTGCATTCTTCTCGCTCGAAATGCCTTATGCGCAACTTGGCGGTAAGCTCTTATCAGCAGAAATCGGACTTGACTCTCAAGACCTTCGGCGCGGGCGCATCGGTCGACGGGTCTCCGATTTGAAACAGGCGGTGGAGAATTTCAAGTCTTTGGGGCTTACGGTCTTCGATAAGGGCAATGTTACACTGGGATATATGCGGAGCAAGCTGCACCAGCTTGAAGCGCGTACAGGCAAAAAGACGGCGCTTGTGATTGTTGACTATCTGCAACTGATGAGCGGTGGCGGCAAACAGGAAAACCGAGTGCAGGAGGTAAGCAAGATTTCGCGCGGACTGAAGTTGCTTGCCCGCGATTTTCAGTGCCCAGTTATAGCCCTGTCACAGCTCAATCGCTCAGTTGAGTCACGCACGGACAAGCGGCCAATGATGTCTGATCTGCGTGAGTCGGGCAGCATCGAGCAGGATGCCGACTTGGTTTGGTTTTTATATCGTGACGACTATTACAACAGAGACGCGCCGAAAGGCGTTTCAGAGTTGATTTTGTCTAAGCAGAGAAACGGCCCAATCTGCACGATTCCCTTAATGTTTGAGGGGCGATTGTCACAGTTCACGGAATACACGGGCCCAGGAGAGTTTGATCAATGGCATTAATACAACCGAAACAAATCAAAGAGGCGGTGCTAACGCTCACAAAGGAGTTAGGCAGGGCACCGACCTATCACGACGTAGAAAACTATTTCGGGCTTAAGTCGCCGCAGCATGCTCGGTATTACATCAAGAAAGCGGTCGAGGCTGGATTGATTAAGATAGACGCAGAGCGGCAGCCCTACTGGCTGGAGGCTGTCTGATGGGTTCCTTATCAAGACGAAAGGGCGCAGCGAATGAACGACGTTTGGCCAAGATGTTTGCGGAAGTCATGCCAGGGGCTGACGTGCACCGCGGGCTACAATACCAAAACAGATTTGCGCGCGAAAAGGTGCCAGACGTTGAATGCCCTGTTTTCTGGGTTGAAGCAAAGGTTGGCAAGAAACCAAATCCACGAGCAGCAATGAGTCAGGCACGCGAAGACGCAGCAAAGGGGAAAATTCCGATTGCTGTTATTCGTGACGACGGTGCGCCAGGCGATGAATTTGTGTGCATTGGGCTGGCTGACTTTTTGGACTTTGTTGGCGAATGGTGGGAAAGGGGGTCAAGGTGACGGGCGAAGATTCAAAGGTGCAAGACGTTTGGCACCTGTCTGAAAAAGACATAAAGCGTCTTAAATCCGCAAAGGTGATTTTGTCAATGTCGGGCGGCAAGGATTCGACCGCGTGCGCGCTTTTGCTTGAGCGCCACGGAATTGATTTTGAGAGTGTTTTTATGGATACAGGGTGGGAGCATCCGGCCATCTTCAAATATATTTCGGATGTGCTTGAACCCAGATTTGGCAAGTTGACGGTTTTAAAAAACGATAAATTTGAGAGAGGTATGGTTGATGCCATTGAACATTATGGCTATTTCCCGAGCCGACTTGTGCGGTATTGCACGGGTAGTCTCAAGGTTGAACCATCTTTAAAACACATTCGTGAAATTGATGATGACGTGATTACAGTGATTGGTATTCGTCGAGGCGAAAGCCAGTCAAGAAGCTCGGCTGCTCGGTGGGACTATGACGCAGCGTCGCAGTGCGACGTTTTCCGCCCGTTGGTTGACCATTCGTTTGATGATGTCATTCAAATGCACCAAGAGGGAAACATTGAGCCCAATCCGCTTTACTTGCAAGGGTTCAATCGGGTCGGGTGTTTTCCGTGTATCTTTGCAAAAAAAGACGAGATTGCGAGAATTGCCAAGCTGTGGCCAGAACGCATCGAGCAAATTGATAATTTGGAAAAGTCGGTAACGAAAAGAAATTATCAAAGATATGAGGATGATTTAGAGTTTCAGGAGAAAACGAGGAAACAAATCTATGAGAACATTGCCTTTCGAAATAAGCTGGAGCCGCTAAATATTGATCGAGTTTCTCTGTACAAACACAAGAAAGGCCGAAAGTTGTTCATTGGGAAAGTTGAGACGATATTCAACGAGGAGATCGCTAGGCTCAAGGAAGAGGGTGAAAGTACGAAAGCCTTTCAAGACGAAAAGCGGCGCGTTTTGTTACAAACGTTCTTCATGCATCGGGCGAGTAAAAACATAACAATCAGAGAGGCGGTCGAATGGTCGAAAACGTCCAGGGGCGGCAAGCAGATGCAAATGTTTGACCTAACGGCAAAAGACGGATGTCTACGGTGGGGTATGTGTGATTCACCTCTGGCAAACGAAGAGCTTTTGAAAATACAAGAGCCAAAAAAATGAACATATACGACGAGCCGCAAGGCTTAAGCACTGGCCCGATTTGGTTCTGGCTTATCACATGCATGATTGCGTTGTTTTTAATGTCCGTGGCCGAGTGGTGGAATAATCGCAGATGAACGACTGGCAGACTATTCACAGCAGCAAGCGGCACGATTGGCAGACACCGCAGGAACTTTTTGAATCCCTTGATCAAGTGTTCCGCTTTCAGCTCGACGCAGCGGCCAGCGCAGAAAATAAGAAGTGCCAACGGTATTTTTCGACAAGGCCGCTGTCGAATGCGTTTGATCATTCGTGGAATGTTGGCGGCTGGGTGTGGGTTAATCCTCCCTACGGCAAGCAGGTCGGGCGGTGGTTTGATAAGGCAATTTCAGAAAGTGAAAAGGGCGCGCGTATTGTCATGATGTGCATGGCGTGCACAGAAACAAAGTGGTTTCAATCCGCTTGGAATCATTGCGCCGAAATATGGTTGCTAACGCCGCGCGTCAAGTTCGTGCAGCCAGGAGAAAAAACAGGGCCAGCGCCAAAGGGCTCTGCATTGTATATCTTTGACCGTGTACACGTTCCGCGCGTGGTCAGGATGTTTAATTGGAAGCGGGGCGAATGGACAGGCAACGCGGAAGTGTTGCGGAAGTTTGGAGAGTAAGATG